ACTACGCGCCCAACGGCGCGCTTGACTGACGCATGACAGACCAAGTCATATACGCCGTCGAGCCAGGCATCGAGCTATTCGACCGCCGCTACAAGCTGCAGGTGGCTGACACCGTGATCACGGGCCTAAACATCCGCTTCAACGTGAAACGCTCGCTCGTCGGCAAGCGCCCCGGCACGTGTGACATTGATATCATCAACCTCGCCGAGCCCACGCGTAAGCGCCTGCACGGAACCAAGCAGATCTTCACCTCGCTCGAGGCCGGCTACGTCGGCGGCATGTCCGTGCTCTTTCGTGGCGAGCTGCTCGAGGCATGGAGCAAGCGCGAGGGCACCGACTGGGTAACCACCGTCAGCTCGAGCGACGGAGGCACCAAGCAAACGCGCTCACGCATCAGCGCCACCTACGGGCCCAAGGTGCCGATCCGCGACGTGCTGCTTGGCATCGCCAAGTCGCTCGGCATCGGGCCCGGCAACCTCCTGCAGGCGACATTCTCGGCTGAGATCTGGGATAAGCTGTCTAACAAGTTCGCGCAGGGGTTTGCCGCGTCGGGCGACTCTGCCGGCGAGCTCGACCGCGCCATGCGCACCGCCGGGCTCGAGTGGTCCATTCAAGAGGGGCAGCTGCAAGTGCTCGGGCTGCGTCAGGCACTGTCAGACGCGCCCATTCTGCTCACGCCGCGCACCGGGCTGCTCGACTCCGTCGAGCTCGGGCGCGACCAAGTGCTGCGCCTGTCGACGCTGCTGCTGCCGGGCCTCTACCCCGGGCGCAAAATCCAGATCAAGTCACGCTACGTGCAAGGCTTCTATCGCATCGAGTCAACCGTTCACCAAGGCGAGCTCGACGGCGGGCACTGGACCGTCGGCATCGAGGCTCGCGCCGTCAAGTGAGGCCGCCATGACTCTCGCAACGCCCGAGCTATCCGAGCTGCTGCAGGCCGCCGCCGAGCAGGCCGCATTCGAGCTCCACACGTCTATCCCCGGGCAGATCGTCGCGCTCTACACCGACGCCTCGACGCGCAGGCAGTACGCCGACGTGCTGCCGATGCTCAAGCGCGCGCTGCCCGTCGACCCCGAAGACGACGCGCTCACCAACCCAGACCGCCCCCCGTTCGTATATGAGCAGTTGCCGATCCTGCCCATGGTCCCCATCGCATACCCGCAGGGCGGCGGCTTCTTTGCCGCGTGGCCCCTCGTGCCCGGCGACCACGTGCTCGTGGTCTTTGCAGAGCGCAGCCTCGATCGTTGGGTGTCGACCGCGCGGCGCGGCTCGCAAAAGCCGCTCGGGCCCGGCGACGTCGGCACGCACACGCTCGCGGGCGCAATCGCGCTTCCGCTCGGGCCCGCGCCGCTGCCCGACCTCCTGCAGAGCGTGTACGCCGACGCCATGACGCTCGGGCACGACGCGGGCAAGCAGATTGCCATCAAGCAGAACACGGTCAACTTGGGCAGCTACAGCCCCACCGACGCCGTCGCGCTCGCGAGCAAAACCAACACCGGGCTCACGAGCGGCGAGAACGACGTGAAGAAAGTAAAGGACGCGACCGCAACGGCCATCTCGTCGATTGAGACCGTGCTAGCCGGCCTCACCGGCGCTGTGCCGCCCGCGAGCATTGCCGTCCGCACAGCGTTCGACGCCGCCGTTGTGGGCGTCCCGCACGCCCACACAAGCGTCGCATCGACCGTTGTGCTGTCCGACTAGCCGACCCGGGCAGCAGCCCCTTGCAAAGGCGCTCGCTCGCCCACTACCGCCGGCTCGTGGCTGACCTCCTGCTCGACGCTACCGGCGACATCATCATCGACTCGACGGGCGACCTGCCGCTCGTCACCGGCGCGGCAGCCATCGCGCAGGATGCCAACCTACGCGTCGCGCTTTTCCTCGGAGAGTGGCCCCTCGACCGCCGAGTGGGCATCGACTATCGCAATTTGATATTCGCCCGCAAGCCGCCCGACGCGGTCATTAGGTCCATCTACGATCAAGTGCTGCGCGAGACCGCGGGCGTCACCGCGGTCAACCGGCTCGCGATCACATTCAACCGCCGCACGCGCGCGCTCGAGGTGCGCGCCGACGTGCAAACCAAGGACGGCGTCGCGCTCGTATACCGCGACATCCTGCTAGGCGTCGGCACCACGACTGCAGCGCCCACGCAGCCCGCCAACGGCTCGACGCAGTTAGTCAGCCCGACGCCGACCGCGCAGCCGCTCGGCGTCTTCTCGCCGCGCCAATGGCCCGGCGACGAGGTGCCATCATGACCGCCGGCCTCACCCTGCTCGGGTTCACGAGCAAGACCGTGCAAGAGATTATCGGCGACCTGCAGGCGTACCAGGCAGCCAACATCGCGAGCGGGCTCAACACGTCGAGCACGGGTGTGCTGGCAAACATCAACATGTCCGTCGCGCTGCAGCTCGGCCAGTTGTGGGAGCTCGCCGCTGAGATCTACGACGCGCACGACCCGGCCAGCGCAGAGGGCGTCGCAGCCGATCACAACGGCTCACTGACGGGCGTCACGCGCCTACCCGCGACGTCGAGCACCGCGACGCTCACGCTCACCATGACCGAGAACGTCACCGTGCCCACGGGCTCCGTCGTGAGCGACCCGCTGCGCCCGACTGTGCGCTTTGTCACGCTCGACGACGTCACGAGCAGCAGCGTCGTCGGCACCTACAACAACCTCACCGTCGCAGCCAGGGCGGAAACCACGGGCCCGCTCACGGCTGCGAGCGGCGCGCTGACCAAGATTGAATCGCCAGTGTCAGGCTGGCTCGCGGTTACCAACACCGGGCCCGCGATCGCAGGCAGCAACGTCGAGACGGACGAGGACTACCGCGCGCGCCGCTCAGAGGTGCTCGCAGAGGAGGGCGGCTCAACGCTCGCAGGCATCGTCGCCGACGTGCGCGTGCTGCCCGGCGTGCTCACCGCAGCGGGCCGCGAGAACGTCACCGAGGTCACCGACCCGACGGGCATGCCCCCGCATACGTTCGAGGTCATCGTGCGCGGCGGAGACGACTCGGCCATCGCTAACAGCATCTGGAAAAACAAACCCGCGGGCGTCGACTCCTACGGCACGACGTCAATCAACGTGCTCGACGAGGCCGGCAACGTGCAGCTCGTGCGCTTCTCGCGCCCGACGCTCAAGACCATCAACGTCAACGTCAGCGCGACCACCGACGGGCACTACGTCGCGGGCAGTCTGCGCGTCGCGCTCGAGCTCGCCAGCGTCGACCCTAAGAGTGACATCGTGTTCAAAGTCGGCGAGCCCGTCTACCTCGTGCGGCTGCTCTCCGAGGCGAGCGAGGTGCCCGGCGTCGTCAACGTGACCATGGACGTCGACCTTGCGCCCACAGTGCCCGTAGATGCAGTACCCACAACGCCAGCGAAAACGCTAGTGATTGGCGTACGTGAGATCGCGTCATTCTCGGGCTCGACATGGGTGGGGGCACCGTAACACGTGGCGCTCGAGCTCAACACCAAGCACGTCGAGCAGGGCCAAGAGCTGCCGATCTACGACCTGCGGCAGCCGCTCTTTCTCAAGGTGCTCGCGAGCTATCTGACGGAGGTGCAGGCGCTCGAGCACGCGCTTTGGGATCTGTACATCGGCACCATGCTGCCCAACGCCAAGGGCGACGCGCTCGACATGATCGGCGCGCTCGTCGGGCAAGCGCGCGAGGGGCGCACCGACGCGACTTACATCCTTTGGATTACGTCACGCATAACGGTGCTGCGCTCGAGCGGGCGACCGCGCGACATCTACGCGGCAGTGCTGCCACTGCTGCCCGCAGGCGCCACGGCGCGGCTCGTCGAGTACGGCGACGCATCATTCACAGTCACGTTTACCGCGCAGCTCACAACGGCTCAGGCGATATCGCTTGCCGACCTGCTGCGCCAGGCCAAGGCCGCCGCCGTGCGCTTCGACGCGGTATGGAGCCCGAGCCCCTCTACGCTTTGGTTTCGCTATGGCACGGCAGCTGCGCCCACGCTCGACGCAACGCGTGGCTTCGGAGACGTCACGCAGACTACGGGCGGGCGTCTTGTTGGTATCGTGTGAGGTGACACAATGGCACTAACACTCACTTTCAATCAACCGGGCATCGCAGCGGGCGACCTCGACCGCGGGCGCACCGACCTTCTCACCACAGACGCGGGCAGCGGGCGCGCGCCCCTCGTCACCATCGAGGTCGGCAGCGTGCCCCCGGGCTCCGTCGTGCTCGTGCAGGCGCTAGACGAGCCGCCCGCGAGCTCGCCGCTGCTCACGCAAGTGTCGGACGCGATATGGACACTCGACTGGAATGCGGGCGCATGGGGACCGTTTCGCGTTCAGGCTACCGCGTCAATCGGCACTGAGGTCGTCTCGAGCGTCACGCGTCGCATCTCCGTGCGCTCGCCAACGTTCCACCTCGCTTACCCTTCGTTGTCCGAGCGCTACGACCCCAACGCGCATCTCGTGCCGACTGTGCCGAGCGTGCAGCTGACGGAAATGAACGAGCACTCCACCAACAGGGCGCTCGTAGACTTCCACCGCGAAGTCGTGCAGGCAATCGACACGCTCAGCGCGGGCGGCATCGACTCGATCCCTGACGGCTCAATCACCGAGGCCAAGCTCGACCCCGCCTACAGCAGCACCGTCGTCGTCACCGACGGCTCGCGCCCCATGGTTGCGTCGTTCGACGCGGGCTCGCATCCCATCGTCAACGTCGGCGCACCCGTTGCGCCAACAGACGCCGCGCGGCTGCAGGACACCGACTATCTCGCAGGCGCCGGCCTCCTGCGCACAGGGCACACGCTCGACGTCGTCGCGCACGCCGACGCCAGCATTGTCGTCGGCACTGACAGCGTGCAGGTAGGCGTGCTCGCCACCGACGCACAGCACGGAACACGCGGCGGGGGCACGCAACACGCAGTGGTCAGCACGAGCTCGGCGGGCTTTTCCAGCGCTGCCGACAAGACCAAGCTCGACGGCATCTCTGCCGGCGCCGACGTAACCATCGTCGCGCTCGCGGCGGCGTCTGCGCCCATCGCCGTCAACTCGCAGCGCATCACAAACCTAGGCGCCCCCATCGCGGCCACTGACGCAGCACGCGTGCAAGATCTGCTCGACGCCGCAGTGGTAGCGGGCGCGGGCCTCGTGCGCGCAGGCACCACGCTCAACGTGGTCGCAGACGCAGACGCCTCGATCGTGGTCGCCGCCGACAGTCTCAAGGTCGGCACGCTCGCCACCGACGCGCAGCACGGAACACGCGGCGGGGGCACGCAACACGCAGTGGTCAGCACGAGCTCGGCGGGCTTTTCCAGCGCTGCCGACAAGACCAAGCTCGACGGCATCTCTGCCGGCGCCGACGTAACCATCGTCGCGCTCGCAGCCGCGTCAGCGCCCATCGCCGTCAACGGCCAAAGAATCACAAACCTCGGCACGCCGACAGCGACCACCGACGCCGCAACCAAGGCATACGTCGACGCAGCCCCGCCGATCCTGCACTCAAGCACGCACGCAGACGGCGGCGCCGACGAGCTCAGCGTCGCGGGCTTGTCGGGGCTGCTGGCAGACCCGCAGACGGCGGGCGGGCTCAAGACGGCCACTACCACCGTCGCCATCGCCGCAGCCGCTGCGCCTGCCATCGACGCGGCGCTCATGGCGAATAGCTCGACCGCGGCTGCGTGGCGCATCCCGCCCAACGCCACAACCAGCCTGCCCGGCTACATGAGCGCCGCCGACAAGCTCAAGCTCGACGGCGTCGCCACCTCGGCTGCAGCCGTCGGCAGCGCTGCCGCGTCTCAGGTGACTGTCACGACCGCGGGCCCCGGCTCGTCTGCGACTGCCGCCCGCGCTGACCACATTCACAGCGTCGCCACCGCTGCGCCGTCGGCGCTCACCGTAGGCGGCGCGCAGGCCCCCGGCACATCGAGCTCGCTTGCGCGCGCCGACCACGGGCACGCCATGCCCGGACTCGCAACCGGCGCAGCCGATGGCTTCCAGGCTGCCGCCGACTTCACCAAGCTCGCGGGCATCGAGGCGGGCGCGCAGGTGACGTCATTCGCCCGCGTGCAGACCGCACTCGGCGTCGCTAGCTCAGCGGTCAGCTTCAACGCGCAACGACTCTCGAGCGTACTAGACCCTAGCGCCGCGCAAGACGCCGCCACCAAGGCATACGTCGACGCGATCGCGCAGGGGCTCGATATCAAGGCATCTGTGCGCCTCGTCGCGACGAGCAACGTGGCGGCGCTCACGGGCAACGTTTCCATCGACGGCAGCACGACAGCACCCGGTCAGCGTGTGCTGCTCGTCGGGCAGACGACCGCGAGCGCAAACGGCATCTATCTCACCGCTGCCGGCGCATGGGCCCGCACCACCGACGCCGACACGAGCGCAAAAGTCACGTCCGGCATGTACGTCTTCGCGACTGAGGGCACCGCAAACAGTGACTCGGGCTGGGCTCTCATCACGCCAGACCCGATCGTGCTCGGCACCACCGCGCTCACCTTCAGTCAGGTCACCGGCGCCGGGCAGATCACAGCGGGTGCAGGCCTCGTCAAGAGCGGCAACACGCTCGACGTCGTCGCGCACGCCGACGGCTCCATCATTGTCGCAGCTGACAGCGTTCAGCTCGGCGTGATTGCCACCGACGCGCAGCACGGGGTTAGAGCGGGCGGCACGACGCACGCAGCGGTTATCGCGGGCGGCGCATCGGGCTTCATGACGGGCGCCGACAAAACAAAAATCGACGGCATCGAGGCCGGCGCGCAGGTTACGAGTTTCGCTCGCGTGCAAACGGCGCTCGCCGCAGCTAGCTCTGCAGTCGCGTTCAATGCGCAGCGCTTGACGGGCGTCGCTGACCCGACAGCAGCCCAAGACGTCGCGACCAAGGCATACGTCGACGCCTCACCGCTGTCAGACTTCAAGGAATCGGTTCGCGTTGCCACGACCACAAACCCGGGCACCGTCACGTCTGCCGCGCCCAACATCGTCGACGGTGTGACGCTCGTCGCGGGCAACCGCGTGCTTAACAAGTCGGCGGGCGCCGGTACGCTCGGCGGGATATGGGTAGTTCAAACTGTCGGCACCGGTGCGAATGGCGTGTGGGCACGAGCCGCAGACGCAGACGTCAGCGCCGAGGTTACAGCCGGCATGGTTGTCTTTGTCACTGAGGGCGCGGTCAACGCCGACACGGGCTGGATCCTCACCCCGAATGACCCGCTAGTCGTGGGCTCCAACGCGCTCGACTTCCAACGCTTCACCATCACACCGGCCGAGATTGCTCGAATAGACAGCGGCGCGCTCCCATACTCCGCATCCGTCGCCGTCAACACGTGGACGATCGCCAACTCAGCGGGCACGCGAACGTTGCCAAGCCCGGCAAACGCTGGCGACACCGTTGCGATCCTAGTCACGCAAACCGGCTGCAACATCGCAGCGGGCAGCGGCAATCAGATTGTCGACGCGAGCGGCTCTGGTTACACAACGCTGACATCGGTGCCGATGCCTGCGTTGTACACGTTTCGCTGCGCCGTCGCGGGTTTCTGGTTTTTCGGCGACAACGTTGCGAGCTCGACGCTGCCGGGACTCATGACAGCCGGCGATAAAACCATCCTCGACGGCCTAGTCGGGCGGCGCTTCAAAGATGTTTGCGACATTTTCACAGACCTTCCGATCACGTTATCGGGCACGGCAAGCTACGCCGCTGGCTTGCGCGCGCTCGTCATGGGTCAAGCAGACGCAACCACAAACGGCATCTATGTCACGGCTGCCGGCGCATGGCCACGCGCTACCGATGCAGACTCATCCGCAGACTTCGGACGCGGAATCGTGGTTCCCGTGCTCTGGTTCACGGAAGGCACGAGCGGGCTTCTCCTATGGGCCACGAACACTGAGCTGCCTCTAGTGCTCGGCACAACTCCGATCGTATTCCGGGAGGAAAAGGGCGCACAGTGGCTGCTCGACACCCTAGACGACCTCGGAACTGCTGTTGCTTGGGGGTTCCAACGCCTCACCTCCGTCGGCGACCCGATCAACGATTGGGATGCAGCGACGCAAGGCTACGTCAAGACGGCTGTTGCCGCGGTTGCCGCGCCAGCAGCCTACAAGGCGCCGGCAAAGCTCGTCGCCACGACTAACATCACGCAGCAGGCAGCGGGCGGGACTGTCGCGATTGACAGCGTGAGCACGGCAAACGGCGACCGCGTTTTGTTGACCGGCCAGACCGACCCGAAACTAAACGGACTGTACATCGTCGGCGCCACTGCTTGGGCACGCGCCACCGATGCGAACACCGGTGCGCTGCTAGTTGCCGGCTCTATCGTCCCCGTCAATGAAGGCACCATCAACGCGAACACCGCATGGATGCTCGCCACGGACGGCACGATCACACTCGGCACGACCAGCCTTAGTTTCGTGCAAGTCGTAGGGCAGCGCGGGACAGCGGCGCCAACGTCTGTTGCTGCTGGTGTTGCGAGCGCGCAGGGAACGAGCTCGACTTGGGCATCCATCGATCACGTGCACGGGATAGTCGCGCTCGACCACGGGCTGAACAACTTCCGCATCTCCAACAACGCAACGAGCATGCCCACAACGGCAACCGCGAGCACCGTCACGCTCGCGCCACATGACGGTAATCGCGTAGCGCTGTATGACGGCACCAACTGGCAAAACGTCACGCTTGCGAGCGGCGCGACCGTCAGCGTGACGGGGCAAACGACGGGGCGCCCCTGCGATGTGTTTCTCGCCTACAACAGCCTCACGACTGCAACGCTAGTCTTGACGCCATGGACAAGCGCGAACGCGCGAGCAACGGCCATCGTCCAGCAGAATGGCGTATGGGTGAAAAGCGGCACGCTAACGCAGCGGTACCTCGGCACGATCTTGCCCGATTCATCAACCACGTTCACCCATCGACAGGACACTTCGGGAACGACCTTCCCAATCTGCGGGCTCTGGAACCAGGACAACAGAATCAGCGGCGGTTTTTTCTGGTTGCCCACGTCGTCATCTTGGGGGGCTGGCTCAGCATGGTCGCAGCTCCTCGGGACAAGCACGTCAAAACTACAGTTTGTGCAGGGCCAGTCCATCGAGTCTGTCGATGCTACGCTGCTATTCCTGTGCGAAAGCATGAATACGGGCAGCCTGTCAGCTGTTGCCTTCGGGTTCGACACTGCGAGCACCCCTTCAGGGATGCGCGGCATGACGAGCGGGGCCGCCGGATTCGCCGCGCTCACGGCCACATACAACCGTGTGTCTGCTACTCCAGGCGTGCACAACCTAAACGCGATCGCTCAGTCATCGGACGCTACAGCGCTGTTCTATGGCACGACTGGCACAGGGCAAAGCGGAATAACCGCGACGCTTTGGTTCTGAGGGAGGCGACGCCGCTATGAGCTGCATCGGACACGGCAACATCACAGCGCCGCTCGCGCGCGCAGGGGAAGTGCAGCCATGAGCGACATTTTGCAACCGAGATTCACCGACCGCCGCGTGGGCTCGAGCTCCGAGCCGATGCGTTACCGCGTCATGTATGGGCAGTGCCCGGCGCAGTTTCCAGTCGACCCGCCACCCGGCGCCGCAGTCAGCGCGACGCTGCTTTGCTTCGACTTGAGCGTGCTCAAGCTCGGAACGGGCACCGGGCACGTCGAGCCCAACGGTTGGATCGTGTATCAGCCCAGCGCTGCAGACGTCGACACCCCCGGGCTCTGGTACGTCGAGCTAACGGTCATCGTCAGCGCGGTCAGCATCTACAAGTCGCCGTCCATCGCGCTGCGTCTCATCCAAAACGACCCCTACTATGAGATACCGCCCGCGCCAGTCACACCGCCCCCATGACCCGCAAGCGCAAATCGAGCTACGCTCAGATCGTGGGTTTAGAAACCGCGACCGCTCGCGCGTCTGACGTCGCAGACGTGTACAGCACCTTCCGAGCTGCCGCCGACCACCTCTACAGCCAGGGCTATCGATACGACCGCGAGCGCCTCGCGTGGCTGCACGCGTCGCAGCGCCCCCGGCGCATCGAGCGGCGTGAGGGCGAGCGCAGCAGAGGCCGCGGCAGCCCACGAGAGCCATCCCTCTACGTCGTGGTGACGCTGCCCGACCCGCGCGGCAAACCGCCGCCCACGCGCATCTAAGAGCCCGTGCGGGCCCGTTTGCGCTCGAGCTCGGGCTCGGGCTCGCCTACGAGCGGCAGAAAGAGCTGCCGATCCTCGCTGCCGGCCTCGCGCTTGAGACGCCGCCGAGCTCGCCCGATCACCGACGGCGCGAGCTCGACCCCCGTCTGCATGAGCGACCACAGCCGGGCGCGCAGCGCGTAGCTCGGCGGGCGCTCGCCCCGCTCGACCTCGCCAATCGTGCCCACGCTCACGCCCACGAGCCCCGCGAGCTCGCGCTGCGACAGCACCCCGCCGCTCGAGCCGCGCTGCGCGAGCCGCCACGCGCGGACAACCGCCATCTCGCCCGAGATAGCCGTACGCCACCGCGTCAGATCGTCGGGCCCGTGCCCGTGCTTGCGTCGTCTGGTCATGCTCTCACCGCCTGCGTGACGCTTGCGCGTCATGACATCGTGACGTCGTAACTCCCTGACGCCCAAACTAACCACGCCCGCCGGGCCCGTCGAGCAGCAAGTGCAGCCCCGGGCTGCGCAAACGCGCTAGGCACCGCGCCCGCTCGCGCGCTACGTCTCGCGCATGACAGACCGCGGAATGGTCCGAGTGTGGTTACCCGACGAGGTCGCCGACCGCGTGCGCCTCGCCGCGACCGCTCGCGGGCAGACCGTGCAGCAGCTCGCCGTGCTGCTCGTGCTCGAGGGGCTCGAGCAGCTGCGACGGGCAGAGAAGCGCGAGCACAGCGCCACCAACCGCGCGCGCCGCGCTCGCAGCGGCGAGCACGTCAGCACCGCGCAGGGGTTCACGCTGTACGGCTACGACCCGGGCAGCACCGCCCCCGGCGAGGGGCGTCACGACGTCGAGCCGTCCGGCAGTCAAGACGTCGTGACTCTCCGTCGCGCCCGCCGGCCCCTCACCGGCCGATAAGCCGCCGCGCTACCTGCGAGAGCGCCCCCCGCAACTCCGCGCGATCCTTGCCGCGCGCGACCGCGCGCTCGAGCTCGGGCAAGACTTCGGGCTCGAGCCACTGCTGAGACTCGGCGTCGAGATACCCGAGCACCGCCGCCGTCACCACGCCCGAGATCTCCACGTCGGCGCCATCGAGCCGCCGCCGCAGCACGTGCTGCCGCAGAGCGTCGCCGACCTCTACGGGCAAGTAGGCTTGAATGCGGTCTATCTCGCCGCCATTCGCCCGCACGCCGCGCCCCTTGCGCGAGCCGCGGGCATTGGTGCGCGTGCGCTCGCGCTCGCGCGGCTCGAGCCCATCGCTGCCCGCGAGCGGCATCTGCCGCGCTATGTCGCGCCGCACTGCGAGGTGCTCGGCGCCTGCCGCATCCGCCGCCGGGCTCACCGCCCGCACCTCGTCAACGCGCGCCGTGGCGGGCGCTCTGCGAAGGTTGCTATTGACGGGCGGCGCGCTCATCGAGCACCCGCCGACACGGGCTGCGCCCGCTGCGTGTCGCTCGCCGACGGCAGCCGCAGCCGCGCGCCCGCGAGCGCTTCAATGTCCGCCATGAGCCGCCACACTTCCAGCGCCGCGAGACTGCCCGGCCGACACACCGTCACACCCTGCCCGCGCGCAAACGCGTGCCCGTAGTCCGCGCGCCGCCGCAGCACCGCGTCAGCGACCGGAACGTGCAGCTGCGACCTGACATCGCTCTGCAACGCCCGCGCGCCGCGCACGCGATCGTCGAGCCGCGTGATCAGCACCATGACATCGAGCGGCTCGAGGCCGCGCTCACTGCGCGCGCGCTGCGCAGCGCGTGCAATGTCCACCGAGCTCGAGAGCTCCATCTGCTCTGTAACCTCGTGCGATACGGGTATGAGCGCGAGGTCTGCTTGGCTCAGCACCTCGGCTTGCGTCTCGTTCATCCTCGGCGGAGTGTCGACCACGATCGCGTCATATTGCCGCCGGGCCTCACGCAGCTCGCGCTGCAGCTGCACCACGCGCAGCCAGTGCTGCCCGTCGGGCCGCTCGCGCTTCTGCTCGCGCCCAATCTCGATCCATTGGCTCGCCGACCCTTGGGGGTCAGCGTCCACGAGTAGGGTATTTACCCCCCGTCGCTGCAGCTCGGCAGCCACGCTCACCGACAAGGTCGTCTTGCCCGACCCGCCTTTTTGCCCACAAAACGCAATGACGTACGACATACCCCGCAGTGAACGCTCGAGCGTTCACTCTGTCAAGTTACGACGTCAGAGCGGCCAGACGTCACGACGTCGCGGTGTGGAGTCAGACAGTCACGACGTCATGACTGCAAGCCCGTTGCGCGTCAGCAGCGACATATGTGCGCACCAAAAGCGTTGCGGCGCATCGCGCTCGCGGTTAGCGTGCTCGTCGATGTGCGCCGCAAGCGCACGAAAGGCCGGTCAGCGTTGCAACCGCCGACCGGCCTACAGAGCCCCTATGGAAAAGGCATCGCACGTGGAACGTACCATAAAAACGCTCAGAATCGCACTCGTCACCGCGCTACTCGCTGCGCATGCTTGGCTCGAGGACGCCTCGCCCGAGTATGACTGCGACCTCGTCGCGGATTGCGCACCGCCGCAGTAGGATCGCGCTCGAGCCGACTGCCCGCCGCGCCAAGCCACCCCCACCCGGCAGCGCGGCGGGCGCACGCTCCTGCGCCGTGCTCGCCCATGACCACGCCCCGCAGCCGACCCCGCAAACCCAAGCCCGAGCCCACGATCACCGACGCCGAGCGAGCCCGCCGCCTCGCCGCTCGCGGTCTGTCGCGCCGCGCCATCGAGCGCAAGCTGCAGCTCAGCCGTCAGGCTGTCACCGCTGCACTGCAGCGCTCGAGCACGCGAGGCCGCCCGCTCGGCGACAAACACACGCGGCTGCACGTGCTCACCGACGAGGCGACCGTTGCATGGCTGCGCGCGCTCGCCCGCGAGCTCGGCGTCTCCGTCGGCGAGGCGCTGCGCCGTCTGCGCGTCGCTATGACCGCGCACGAGCACGAGCCCGCAAATGGATCCGCAGCTGACGGCGGCGGCTGATTTTGCCTGTACATTAAAGACTTGACGCGGCAGACCCTGCGAAACAAGCTGCTTGCGCATGTCTGACAACACCCCAAACCGCACGCCACGCTCTGTCGCAATCCGCCGCATTCTTGACCGCGGCGGCAGCCGCCCGCTCGCGGGCAAGCTCACCGGCGCGAGCCGTCAGGCCGTCGCAGACGCCGCCAAGCATCGCCGCCCGCGCGGGCGTCCACCCGTCGCGCTGCCACGCGATCGGCTCACCGTCTACGTGCGCCAGGTTACCGCGCTGCGCCTGTCCGAGGCCGCGCACGAGCTCGAGCAGACCGTCGGCGAGGTCATCGACACGCTCAGCGAGACGCTGCGCAAGCGCGAGCCGTGGGCCCCCTGCAGGCTGTGCGGCGTGCAGATGTTTATCGGGCTCCCCGCAGACGTGCCGCTCGAGCTCGAGCGCATCCTGCAGCACATGGTCACTCAAGACACCGCCGACCGCCGCCCCGCCGACTACCAATCGAGCGCCGCGATCGGCGCTCGCATCGGGCTCGCTCACCTGTTCGACCGCATGGCGGGCCACTGCATGACGTGCGGCCCATGGACAAACCTCATGCGCGCCGAGTGGACCGCGCAGCCCGCCGCCGACCGCGTGACGTCAGACAGTCAAGACATCACGACGTCGCAACTCTCTGACGTCGGAATGGCCCGGCCATGAGCGGGTTTTATGCGGCCATCGGCTCGCTCGGCTCGCTCCCCGGGCGCGATCGGGTGCTCGGCGTCGGGCGCAGCGAGGCCATCGCGCTCGAGGACGCCCGTCAAGGCGGGCTCGCTGAGCCCGGCACACCCCGCCAGGTCTACGCGCTCGTCGAGCTCACGCCGACCCAATACCGCCGCGTGCTGTGCGGCGAGCTCGACGCCGTCGAGCTCGGGCTTGCGCCGCCCGCCAACCATCAACACCGCTGACGCCGCTACCGCAAACGCGTCTACTTTTGGCACGATACGGCCTCTTTCGAGGTCAAAAAAGAGGAACTGTCCCATGACTACACACCACCGCAGCCCGCTCGAGCAGATACGAGACCTGCTACCCGACGACGTGCGGGCAGAGATTATCGCGGGCGAGCTCATCGTGTACCCGCCGCAGACCGCGAGACACAACCGCGTCGCGTCTCGCCTCATGCGCGAGCTCGACGATACGCTAGGCGATGGCAAGGGCAGCACGCGCCGCCGCTGGCTCTTTCTCGCGGGCTCGGGCGTCTACTTCCCCGACCACATGCGCGACCCCGACGCCGCAGAGCGCGAGTATGTGATCCCCGACGTCGTCGGGTGGCGCATCCCCAACGCCCCCACTGACCTCGACCGCGGCATCTTCGACGAGCGCCCCGACTGGGTGTGCGAAGTGCTCAGCAGCAAGCCCAAGCGCGACAGTGAGAGCAAGCGCGAGATATACCAACGCATGGGCGTGCCGCACTATTGGATAGTTCACCCGCGCGAGCGCTGGATCGATGCATGCCAGCTGCCCAGCACGCAGCTCTACCAATGCCGCCGGCACGCCTACGCGACCACGATCGCGCTCGAGCCGTTCGATCTCGAGCTCGACCTGCGCCGCATCTTCGACGTCGAGCTGTAAGCTCGAGGGCCACAGCATGACCATCGCCGCCCGCCCGCCCGACCTAGAACGCATATGGCCCGGCTATCGCGTCGACGCCCCCGGCATCGCGCTCACCATGCCCGAGCACGCGCGGCGCATGTGGCGTTGGCCTATGCTCGACGCCCCGCCCGCACCCATGCTCGGCGCGTGGCTCATCGAATGCGATCGGCTGCATGGCGCGTGGTCGTTTTGGTTCTTGAGCTTGGTTCACCTGCGACCCACGCAGGGCTACCCGCCCGCTGTCGGCGCGAGCGACGCGCACGAGCTGCTCGTGTGGGCCGTCGACCCCGAGACGCCGCCCACCGTCGACCACAAGCTTTGCAACGGGTTCAGGCTGCTACAGCCCCCGATGGTCTTTCGCTTCAACCGTTTCGGCGCCGACGACGTGCGCGCGCTCGAGCGGCTCGAGCTGCTCGTCGCTGCGTGCGTCAACGGCAAGCTCACGCCCGACGACGACGACCGCGCCCGATGGCGAGCACTGCTGCAGCTCGAGCGCACGCCCGAGCTCTAGCCGCTCGCGGCGTGCTGCGCCTACCGCGGGTTACGCGCCTCGCGAGCAGCCGCCGGGCGGCTACTCACTGCGGTGCGTCCAGTTGCGGAGACTCCCATTCACCATAACGGCCCACCCACCCGCCGACGAGCGGCGGCGACCACCGCACCTCGACCAGCAAAACGCCGACCCCGTCGACCTCAAGCAGCGGCAACGCTGGCAAGAGGTCCGCAGGCCACGCCCACAAGCCCGTCGGCCGACCGCGACGCCCGTAGCAGGCAAACACGTCTACGCGCTCGCTGTCAGCGCTGCGCAGCCAGTCACGCACCCACCCGCCGCCGTGCATCGACGCGCGCCGATCGCGGTTCCACTGCCGCCGAGCTCGCGTGCGCTTGCGGCGTGTCACCCGCCCCATCAGCCGCCGCCGCCGGGCTCGACCTCGCGGATATCAATCTTGCTGACGGGCGCATCGAGCGTGCCCGCAAACAGCTGCAGCACGCCGTCGAGCACCTCGCACAGCTTCTCGCGCTCGCCCATGGTCTGCCACTTGGCCGACAGCGAGCACGCGCCCCGGGCCTCGCGCTCGTAGACCACGAGCGCCACCGCATAGCGCTCGAGCAGCGGGCCGCAATGCTTCTCGATCGTCGCGAGCAGCCCGTCGCCAAAGTCGGCGCATTCCTGCGAGCGTCGCTGCATGTCCCGCATGTCTGCCATCGGCGGCGCCCAGCATGCCCGAGCTCGTCGGGCCCGTAAAGCGCCTCTCGCGCGCGCGAGGGGGCCCATACACGTCAGAGTCCAGGAGTCACACAGTCACGACGTCGCAACTGTTAGACGTCTTAGAGTCTAAGAGCAACGCCCGATAAGGATGTTTATGTCGACTTCGCGAGGGCGTCTGCGCGCTTGGGCTCGGGTGCCGCAAGCACAACCTCACCCACACGCGGCGTGCACGCGCGCCGCCGCCAGTGCTCGCGCAGTGCATTTTTGCAAACGTCGCAGAACTCCCACGGCATCAAACCTTCTTCGATATCGACGCTCACTCCTGCACGCGCTTCGCCATGCCCGCCGCAACGATATCCGCGAGCTCGGCAGCGTAGGGCTTCATAATCGCCGCAAAGCGCGTCGCTTCGATTATCGCCTCGACGTCGCCACGCTCGACCCCCTCGCGCAGCTCGGTTGACCGCTTGTGCAACGCTTCGAGCTGCCTGACCAGCCATTCGCGCGTCGCGCGCACGTCGAGCGGGTTGCCGTGCTCGTCGACTTCGGGCGGCTCGTCCGACTCGGCAAAACCGAGAACGTGCTCGCCGTTGCGTGTTGGCTCGGGCTGCCCGACAACGAGCACGCGGTCACCCGGGGTTAGTGTTGGCGGTTTGGCTGTCATGGTTTGCAATCCTCTACTCGCGCGTCTGCTCCGGCCGTTGTACGGTTACCACGTGCCGAACGTCATGGCCGAATGGTTCGAGCTGTCGCACAGCCGCTTCGCAGGCGTGTACGTCGACCTTCATAACATCGCGCGGTGGATCGTGGTGCAAACCGTGGACGGCGCGACGCAGCGCGCCCATGGCACATTCTCGTCAGAGACCGGCGCATGCATCGTAGACGCGGGCAACGTCCCGCCCCACGACCTCGCGCGCATCGCAGACGCTCATTCGCCGCGACTGACGAAGAGGCGCTAATCATGGTCCCATTGCTTGGCGTAGTTCATCGCACGCGTGATTGCAGCGCGCGCCGAGCGTAGACTGCGACTGTGCGCGGCGCACGACCGCAGCACCATGCACGGCTGCACGAGCTCGAGCACGCTGACCATGAGCGCCGTATAGGCGCCGCTGCATTGGCCCGATATCGGCTCGACCAGCTCGCCCGACTCCTGCAGCGCCTGCTCGAGAAAGCAGTGCAGGCAGACCGTCACGAACCCCTCGCGCTTGCCCGTGCTGCCGCTGCCGCCGCTCAGAGCTGCCATGCTACCCCGCGATCACGGCGCGCACCGCCGCATCTTTGCTCTCCAAGAGCTTGCGCAGCGCGACCGTCAGCTCTGGATTGTGCGGGCAGTGCAGCACGAGCCACGACGCCAGCTCGCCGAACGGCTGGCTCACCTCGCGCAGATGCGCGGGCAGATGCTCGTAATGGAAAAACTGCATCACGTGCCCGATTGGCTGAGGTAGCGACCGCTCGGGCTTGGCAGCTGTCAGCGGCGGCAAGGGCTCAAATGCTGGTTTGAAGGGCAGCTGCTCATACTTGTGCGGGCTCGCTGCAACCGTTGGATTATCGTCCCCGATTGGCTGCGGTAGCGACCGCTCTGGCTTGGCAGCCGTCGGCGGCGGCACGTGCTCGACGCGCGCTGCGTCGGCGGCGTCACCGACGAGCGGATCACCCGTCACCCAATGCTTGTAGGGGCTCGCTGCAACCGTTGGCTTATCGTCGCTCATGGGGGCCTCGTGCGTTTGGCAACGTGTTAGCGGCGCTTACACGTTGGCGTTGTCATATCTGCCCGCGAATGCGGAAGTCCGGCACCACCTCGCCATCGATGCAGGCCCACAAGTGCAGCACGTTCGGATACACGTCTACGTAGTTCGCAGCCGTCGGCAGCACCTGCAGTGCTGTCAATTCAGGTAGGAACGTCTGCTTGACGAGCTTGAGATCGTACCAATCCGGCACCCTGTCGCGACGCGACGCCGACACATGCAGCCACCGCCGGCCGTCCGCCTCGACGCGACCCGTGCAGATGACGAGCATGCTCACCATGCGCCGCGCCGCTATCTGCCGATACACCCACGGGCCAAAGTCGCGATCGGGCTCGCGCACAAACGCCACCGGCGCATCGGGGAAACGACCATAGACCCAACTAGGGATCTCCACCGTGAGGGGCTCAAGCCCCCGCTGCTCGCTCGTCATGCCGCCCAACCTCGCGCACGAGCTCGAGCGGCGTCAAGCATCGCGATACCGTAGACCGCTCCAAAACGCGTCTCGCTCGAGCTCTGCCCAACGCTCAGTCAGCGACCGCGCCTGCAGCCACAGCGCACCCGCGACACGCTGCAGCTCTGCATCATCGCAGGGCGCAACCTCGCCGAGCGCCCACGCGCCGTCACCGCTCGGCTCGCCGATGCTCAGCGCCCAGTCGCCATCATCGCGCACCCGCAGCCAGACCGCGATTGACTGCGTGGGCCCGAGCCCCCCGCGCACGCCGTCGAGCGCCTCGACAAAACCGCTGCTTTGCGCCTCGTGCATGCCCGTAGTTCCTGACGTTGTGTCCACCGTGCGACCTCCTATGCCCGGCGCCCGCAGACGCGCAGACGCAGCTCGCCGATCGCGAGCCCGCGTGCCCCAACGCTACCACCGCGACCCCGCGCAGAGCAAACGCTTTTAGAGCTCGTGAAAACCGTTTCGCTTTGGAGTCCAAGAGTCACACAGACGTGACGTCACGCAGTCACGACCACGAGACGTCACGCAACCCCTACCCCGACGCCCGCCATCTGCCGTAGTGTGGCGCTCATGCCGCCGAGCACGAAGGCCACACCCGCCGCGACCCCGCAGGACCAGCCACCCGCCGCGACCGGCGCCGAGCAGCTCTACGAGACGCTCGAGGCGCTCTCAGGCGCTCTTACTGGCGCCGTCGGGGCGTTTATCTGCCTCTACACGCCGCAGGCCATCGTGTGGCTCGATGGCCCGCCACGTTGGGCCGCGCTGCGCTCGCCCGACGAGGGCATGGCAGAGGCCGCACCCGAGGGCGCGACCGCCGATCAGATAGCGATCACCGTCGCGGCGTGTCGCTCGCTTGCGCGGCTGCACAGCTCGCTCGGCTCGCACTACAGCAACCTCGCCCGCGAGCTGCTCGCGCACCATCACCCCGGGCCCGACGCCCGCATCGAGCTCGACGAGCCCGCGCCTGACGGCATCCTGCCGGGCTGCGATGAGACGTGCCCGGACTGCGCTGCAGGCCGCGGGCAGCCCAGCACGCACTGACCTCGCCGCGTTAGCCGACCTCGCCGACCCCGGGCCCGTCGGCGCACGTCACGCAGCCGGGCGGCGGCGGCGCTTCGAGCTCGCCCGCCCGCTCGAGCACGTCGGGCATGACCTCGTCGACGCGCTGCGCGAGGTCACGCAGCTCGAGCTGCCGCGTGCGCTCGAGCTCGAGATAGACAATCGCCACCGCGAGCGCTTGTTTCATGGGGTCAGTGTCGAGCGGCAGACCCTTGCGCGCGCACGCCCAGATCCGCACCTGCAGCGCGAGACTCAGCTGCCGGATATGCGCTGACATCTCATCGGCTCGCTCCGTCGCGAGCTGCTCGAGCGTGCTCGTGCCGCCACCCATGCCCGCGCGTCTACCGCGCACCCGCGGCGCTCGTCTACCCCCCGCCGGCACTTGCAATGCGAGCCGCCCGCCCACGATAGCGGGCAATGACGCCCCGCCGCCTATGGCTCGAGGTCAAGCTCGAGTTCGACGAGCTCGCCGACCTCGCCGTTGCCGAGCACACCGACCAGCTCGAGCAGCGCCACCAACGCGACGCCCAGCGCAACCGCGAGAACGTCGCCAAGTGGCGTGTCGAGCAGCGCCTGCGCGGCATCAAGCAGCCACCGCCGACGGCAACCCAGCGCGAGCGCCGCCGCGTGCAGCGGGCCGCCATCCGCGCTGCCGACCCCGAGCTGCACCGCGCCACCCGACGCGACGAGCACGCAGCCCGCGTCACCCGCGAGCTCGAGGCCATCGCACGCGTGCGTGCTGCCCACGGCACGGGGCTCGAGCCGACCGCCGCCGACCTCGCACTCGCCGACCGCCGACGCGCGCGCCTCGACCGCATCAACGCCCGCACGCGCGCCAAGCGCCTAGCCGCAAAGGCCGCCGGCCTACAAGGCCCCCCGCGGGCCCCGAGGACGCCCGAGCAGCTCGCGCAAGCCCGAGCCCGCTACCGTGCCGACGTCGAGCGCCTGCGAGCTGTCGCGCGCCTGCGAGAACGCGCCAAGCGCGAGGCCGACCCCGTCGCCTACCGCCGCCGCCTCTACGAGTGGCGCAACGCACACCGCGAGCACGTGCGCGCTCAGAACCGCGGCTATCAAGCCCGCGCCGCCGCCAAGCGCCGCGAGCGCTGACCTGCCCGGCAGCTGCCCGCATTCCGTAGCCTCTCGCTCGCCCCTCGACCGCGCGCGAAATATCTTGACAGCCTGTTTTGGCCATCGATACGCTCGCGCTGCGCGTCTTAAGCCGACGGACGACGCGTCAAGAGGCGAGAGTTTTCCGTCTCTTTCCGGTGATTCGGACAATCAAGAGGGCGCGTCACAGCGCCGATCGTGGCGAGGCGCTCTGCCTCGCTTTTGCGCATCTAGGACGCGCGTAGGTGTACGTCGCGACGCCTCAAACCCGCAGAGCCGCCCCAACATGGGAACGTCTAGGACGCGCGTAGGTGTACGGAACGAGCCACAGCTGCACGCGTAGGTGTACAGCGAGCCCCGCAAATCAAGCCCGAGCAGCCAACCCATGACACGCCCCGCCGCCAAGCTTGCCCCGACGCCCCGCCCGAAGCCCGCCAAGCGCGCCCGCTCGCGCAAGCTCAAGCCGATCAAGCAGGCGCGCTCGCAGGCCGTTGCCTCGACCGCTCGGCGTTTGAGCGCGCTCGACGTAACGCGGGCGTGGCTGTTCGACACCCGCCACGAGACCGTCGGCACCGTGCTTGCGCTGCTCGAGCTGCCGACCCCGGGCAAGCCGGCCACAAAGCGCCACGTCGTGCGGGCACGGTTCGGCGGCGAGCTGTCCCCGCTATGGGTTGAGTTTCCCTCGCGCGAGGCCGCCGAGGGCTGGGTTGCGCACTACTTCCCTTATCTGCTGCCCGAAGCGCCCAAACCGCCGGCGCACGTCGCCGTTGTCATCACGTGGCGTTAGCGCCACCGCGAGACCAGCGCACCGAGCGAGCTCGAGCCGCGACCCGCAGGGATCACACGTGCGGGTGGCTTGAGCCGACTTACGACAACTGACGCGGGCGGCGCAGTCGCAGCGGGCGGCGCAGTCGCGGCGCGAGCGACCTCTGCATAAAGCGCCTCGTGCGCGGGCCATGGCGGCTCTCGGTCCGTCCATGGTTCGAGCTCGAGCACCGGCACCGGCGCACCGAGCGGAACGAGCCGCTGCCGCTCGAGCCCGAGCTGCACGCCGCCCGCAGCCGCGAGCTCGAGCAGCGCCCGCGTGACATTGCGTTTGAGGTCCCGCCGGCCTATCCGCCGCGCGAGGTCCTCACGCATACACGGCATGCGGTTAGCCGCATGCATGAGGTCAAACCAGCTCGCGAGCGGCTCGAGCCGCAGCGCCTGCCGACGCCCAGCGTGCAGCAGCACCGCGCCCCCTTCGAGCTCGAGCGACAGCTTGTAGAGCTCGCACAGCTCATACGGCGCGGCATCGTCACCCGTCGCTCGCAGATGCTGGCCCGCCACCTCGTGCCGCGCGAGCTCGTCGAGCCGTCGGGCGATGAGCTGCCGATCGCGGCTCGGGTTGCCTCGCAGCTGCAGGCGCTCGCGCAGCTCGCCGAGCCGCAGCACCACCGCACCACCGACCGCAGCCCCGCTCGCCAGCGCCACCGCAGCCCCGAAGACGTTGGCGTGCCCGTGCCCGAGCGCACCGCGCCCGAGCAGCCGCCGAGAGCTGAACGCATGTTGCGTAACCCACGCGCGCGGCAGCACGAGCAGCCCCTCGCTCACCGTCGGCATCGCGCACACGTGGCTGCGCTGTGCTTTGTCGACGAGGCTATTGATTCTAGCTAAGGCGGGCAGTATAGATGTGGGCACGTTGCCTTCGACTGGTGAACTCAGTTGCTGGCTTCCGGGATCGCCCTGACAGATTGTGGTCTGTCGCGCTCCCAAGGGTCCCGAGCCGTTCTAGCGGCGCGGGACTGGTCTATGCGGTGTGTGGGTTAGCTCGTGGCTCCTGCGCTACCACGGGCTCGCGCCCGTCGTCCACATGTTAACGCCAGCATAGCGACGCCCGCCCCCAGTTTATCCACGGGCTCGCGCCGTCCGTCTGACTGTTTGCCGATCGGCGACAGCATCGACCGCGAGCCGCCGGGCTCGCTCCATGCGCGTGTGCCTCGTGAATGACAGCGCCCACGTCGCTGGGTTGCATGCCCACGCGCTCGAGGTGCCGCCGTATCGGAGGTCCCACTGCACCGCGAACGATTCGCGGTGCAGTGGGCAACCGTTGCCAAGACAGATCGTGTTCCAGGTGTCATGCGCCGGGCATCTGACACCCTGACAGCCCAATTCGAGATCGGTCGCATCATGCAACCGCGCGAGCCGCACCCGGTACAGCAAGAGCCACAACCGCGCCGCGTGCTCTGGCATCGACTTAGCCGAACACCACTGTTGCCCCACGGGCAGCGTGCCCCCGTCTCGCCTATAGCGCGTGCGCCCGTCGCTCGCAGTCGACCACTGCTCGCGCACGTAGAGCCAATCACCGACTCGCCCAAACGGACAGCGCCCGCGTTTGAGTACGTTTGTACCGATCGCCCGCACAACCACCGACGCGGGACCCTGCGACACCTCGCCGCACTGCAGCTGCTCGAGCTCGTAGCCTTCGGGCACTCGCACCGGCAGCCACAGCTGCGAACGCTCGCCCGCTGCGAGTTGCCGCAGAACGCCACGCGAGACCGTGATTGCGAAGTCAGCCATAGAGGACCCTCACAGGCCACTAGCACACCTAAGCGACCTTACGGTCATGGCATGCGCTTACAGACCGCATTCTCGCCACGATTACTTGATTGACACCTACACTCACCCACTCACTTTTAGGGCTGCCCGCCACGACCGCGAGACGACAGCTGCGCAGTGTGGCACTACGGTGCTCCGATGGCGGGGGTACACATCGAACCGGGTCGAATCTACTACATTACGTGGCCCAACTTCCGCGGGGCCACAACGCGACCCCCACGCGACGTAGACCCCGCATGGCTGGTAGCCATGCTCGCGGGCCGTACGCGCGCCAGGACGTTACCCGAGCTAGCCGGACATATAGGCGTTCTAGAGCCGTGCGAAAGCACCGGATATGACGACGCGGGCAGCCGCGTGCTGTGCAACGTCGACCGCTACCACACGGCCCATTTTGCGCTACATCTCGCCCGCGCCATCGTCGAGCGGCACAAGTATGCGGGCTCCGTCGCGGGCGTCATGCACGCGCTGCTCGCCCGCTACCATCCCGAGATGGCGCAGCCCTACAAACCTAGCGCCGCGTCCTAGACCCCGGCGGGCTGCGCCGCGGGGGCTCAGACTGGTCGCTCGGCGGCGCGGATGCAGGCACCTTCGGCGGGCGAGACCGTGAGACCTCTGACACCTCGCGCGCAATCAGCTCGTCTATCTCGTCGTCCGACAGCGACCGCCCGCCCACGGCGCGCGACGCATCCATCATGCGTGCATATGCCTCGCGTGCCCGCGCGAGCCCATCGGGCTGCGAGCTGTCCGGCGCTGCCGGCTCGGGCTCGGGCGCGGGACGCGTTACAGGCGCTGCAGCTCGCCGCTGCGACGCCACCGCCGCCGGCTCGGGCGCTGCAGGCGCTGCAGGCCGGCGCTGTGCCGCCACCGGCGAGGGGCGCCATCTGACTAACCGCTGCGCGTCGTGCTCGAGCTCGTCGGCGACGGCTGCGCGCTCGTCACTGTCATCGTCAGTCTCGTCGTCAGCGGCGGCGTCGGCATCGTCTGTCGCTGCGCCCGTCTCGTCAGCCAGCGACGCGGCCATGTCTAGCGCTTCGATGACCCGGCGCCGCTCGGCGGCACCCGTGAGCTCGTCGACCACCTCGCGCACGCATTCTGCCCACGCGTCCGCTTCATCGTCTGACGCCAGCTCGATCAGCCGCTGGCCCACCCGCTGCGCGAGCGCCGCATCGTCGCGCACACCGCGCTCGAGGTGCTCGCGCAACATGCCGTGCGCGGCCAGCGCCGCCCAGCCACGCAGCGCCCGCTGCGCCGTATCCCTGCCGGGCCCGTGCTTTGGGATCTCCAAGTCGGGCCCGCGCCGCAGCGCGAGCAGTGACTGCGCCAGCGCTACATCGAGCGGCAGCTTGCCGAGCCCCTTGGCATCATCGGCATCGTCGCCACCCGTCCAACGCTCGGCGGCGAGGTGCTCGAGCCGCGCGGGCACTTGCGCCGAGCCGTAGACCGTCGAGCAGCCGATCATCACCACATACGAGCGCACCACCGCGCGCAGCGTCTCGTCGCTCGGCGGCACCCGCCCCTCGACCACCGCCCGCGCGCCCGCCTGACCTTGCCTGCCGAACACGACCTGCTCAAGTGGGTAATCAAGCAGCAGCGCCACCGCTATCAGCTGCCGCAAGTCGGGGTCTCTCTCTCCGGTGCACCACGCCACGACCGTCGAGCCGTGGACGCCGAGAGCCCGCGCAAACTTGTGCCGTGAGAAGCCGCGGCTGATATGCGCCGCCCATATCCGGCGCTGCATTGTCGCTTCGCCCATCGCATCGGTGCCCGTAGGCGCTTCGAGATCGGAGATTCTAAGCCGCAGCGCCATTAAGTGGTTCCTCCTGACAACGTTGGAGCATCTGCTCGAGCGGATAACCGTTTAGAGCATCGTCGGTCAACGGTTTATGAGCGACAAACGGCACGCGAGCTAGCCTAGATTGGCCATAGTCAGTTAAAAACGACCAGCAGCACCGCCACCCGTGGCGGTGCCTACATGTACGCAGCACTCGCTCGAGCGCATGCTCGCTGGATATCTAACTGTTAGACGCGGCTAGAAGCTTGCTCGATTGCTCACTGAGCATTTAGGCTCGCACCTATGACGCTCCGCGAGTGGTTCGATTCCGCCGGACTCGGCTCCATATCTCGCCTGCATGGGCGAACCGGCATCGCGTGCTCGACGCTGCGACGCATCGCGGCAGGCTCGAGCTACCCGCACAGCTCGACGGCGCGCAGCATCGCAGAGGCTACGGAACAAGCAGTGTCCGTCGAGGCTATCTACCGCGTTTGCAAGCGTCGCCGACGCGAGCGCGAGCGCGAGCTGCGCGCAGCCAACTAACGCCGCCGCCTCGCTGCGCGCTCGAGCCGCTGCCCGCTCGCGCAGTCGGGGCTCGCTGCTCGGCTCATCCCATGAGCGCACGACCCCCGAGGCCAATGCACGACTATGTCAAGGTTCACGACACATACTACGGGCCCGACTCGCCGCTCGATGGCGTCGGGCGCTCGCTGCTAACCACGCTGCTACACCTCGCTCGCATGCACGCCCAGCGCATGCGCGCTGCGAGCGTCGCGTGCACCGCCACCGTGACAGTCACGCGCGACGCATGCGTGACTGTCACGCCCAACGAGCAGCGCGAGCCCGTGCCCATTGCGTGGTGCAATGGTGCACCGCTCAGCGTCCGTCAGATTGCAGCGGCAGCCGGGCTCACGAGCCGTCAGACAAAACGCGCGCTCGAGCGCCTGCAGGCCATCGGCGAGATCACCCCTATCGACGGCGGCGGTGTAGCTCTTCTCGGCTACTGGCGCACGCAAGAGACGCCCGCAGCCGCCCGCAAGCGCCGCTCGCGCGCCCGAGCTCGAGCGCTCGACGCCCGCGCAGACGCCGCTCGCGATCGCCCCATGACGGGGCTAGAGCCCACCGAGCAGAATCAAGCAAACGAGACCCCGGCACAGCGTGACAGTCACACGCTAAGTCACACCGACAGTCACGCACCCGGTCACGCGCAGAGTCACGCCCGCGTCGCGCCGCTGCCGAGCGCTGCAGCCGCGCACGACGCAGACATTGCCCGCGGGCGCGCATGGCTCGACCAGCTTTGTCAGACGCTGTTTACGAGGCCGGCCCCCTACCCCGGCACGCACCACGAGCGAGACGCCTATGCCGAGCTCGGGCGCAAGTCGCTTGTAGACCTAAGGCGCGTCGCAGCCACCATCACGCGGCTCGTGCGCGCTCGCCCCGACCTGCAGGTTGCGCACTACTACACCGCCGGGCACGTGCTGCGGTACTGGCTCGAGTATCTCGCGGGCGAGAGCCCGAGCTCGCGGGCTCAGCGGCGCGAGCAGCCCGGCCGCTCCGTGCCGCTGCGACCAGCCACCGCCGCAGAGCTCGCGGCAGAGGCCGTGTTATGACCTCGCGTCGCGACTCCCCGCCGGCCTCTGTCGCGTCGCTCATGCCGACCGCCAAGCAGCGGCTGCGTGAGGTGCTCGAGCAGTGCGCCCGCGTCGTCACGAGCGGCGGGCCCCCGCCGAGCCCACCCGCGCCGCCACCCGACCCCGCCGCCCGCGCCCGCGCTCGCAAGCTGGCTCGCCGCCGGCAGCTCGAGCAGCTTGGCGTCGGGCTCACGCCTCGCATGCTCGAGCTGCTCGCAGCCGACCAGCTGCCGAGCAGCTTGCCGCTCGATGCCGTGCGTGAGTGGTATGACGACCCCGATCGCCGCCGCGTGCTCGTGCTCTGCGCGAGTGTCGGCTCGGGCAAGACCGTTGCGGGCGCTGCGCTCGCGCTCGAGCACACCGCGAGTCTATGGGCGACCCCTCGTGCGCTCCTGCAGGCTCACGGCACGCTATACGGCGACGAGGGCGCACGCTGGCAACGTCTCGCGCAGGCGCCGCTGCTCATCGTAGACGGGCTCGGCGGCGAAGAAACCCGCCACCATGCCCAAGTGTCGCTCGCGCTGCGCGAGCTGCTCGAGGCGCGCTCAGCTCGCGATACACTCATCACGAGCTACGTCTCGCGCGGGCAGCTCAAGACGACCTACGCGCATGGAGCGCTCGGCTCGCTGCTCGACGAGCTCGCGCTGCAGCTCACCGTCGCGGGCCCCGACTTGCGGGGCAAACCATGATCCGCGTGTGCCCGCGCTGCCTCCTGCGTACCGGGCAGCGCGTCGTTATGCGCGTCGACCACAGCTGCGCCGACCTCGACCGCGCCTGCGCTCACTGCCGGCGCAGTCTCTACGTAGACGTGCAGCGCATCGACGCTCGCGGCTCATTCTCAGTCTGCAACCCGTGCGGCTGTTTCTACGCACCCACCGCCACGCCCAACGTCACGCCCCGCGCAACCCCTGCCCCCATGAGCCGCCCATGACTGCACGCGTTCTGCCGTTCTTGCGCCCCTCGCGCACCCCGCGTCGCGGGCTCAACTTCAAGCGCAGCGAGGCGCGCGACTTTCCGACGCAGCGCCCGCTCGACATCGTGCTGCTCGCCGTGGACGTAGCGAGCACGTCGGGCACCGCCCGCTATACGCGCGGCAAGCTGCACGACTTCGGAGAGTTGGAGATAGACGCAGACGAGCACCGGCATGTACTCATGCGCTCAACCGTCGAGCTCGCAGGGCAGCTCGGGCTGCCGCTCGCGCTCGCGCTCGAGATACCCTACGGCGGGCCCATAAGCTCCGTCGTGCGCCTGCGCGAGCACGTCGCGGTCTGGCGCGCTGCGTGGCGCTACAGCGGCGGGCCCGCGCACCATGTCATCGAGTACACCGCGGCAGAGTGGCGGGCGCGGTGCTTTGGGCTCGGCACGCTCAAGCGCGAGGACGCCCGCCGGCTCGAGCTGCGCGCAGCCTATGGGCTCTTAGAGCGGGCGCGGCTCGCACACACCCTGCTCACCCCCGACGCCGCCGCTGCCATCTGCATCGGACACGTCGCATCTACGAGCGGCATCCTGTACGCGCGCACGAAGTGCCGCATCACCAACCCATGAGGCGCTCACCGTGGCGGCGCCCAAACCGATCCCGGACACACCGACGCACTGCCGTTGCGGCGCTCTGCTGCCGCCGCTGCGCCGCTATGGGGGGCTGTGCAGCGCGTGCTTGCCGTCCGCGCCGCCGTCGAGGCTGCCCGACCCCATGGCCACGGCTTGGACGATAGTCAGCGCGTTTGTGAGGCAGCGCCCCGCCGGGCCCGAGAACTGGTTTGTTGTGCGCTGCCGTTGCGGGACCGTGCGCGAGATGAGCTCGAGCAAGTGGCGCAGCCGGCACTCGACGCAGTGCGACGCATGCCGCCGCTCTGCGACGCGGGGGCCTACCTACTAACACAACGGGTTTGACTGTCTATGCCGCCCAAGCAGCGCACACGACCTGCACCCAAAAAAGCCGCCATCAGCAGCAAAGCCCGGCGCTCGCGCCCGCGCGCGCGCGAAACAGACAAGCCCAAGAAACGAGCCCGCCCGACTGTCGAGCTTTACGAGCGCGCAGTGGTGCTCGGCGACCTCGCAGGGCGCGGCGTCAGCATCCCCGACATGACACTGCAACAGTCAGATCGGCGCGTCGTGTATAACCGCGTGCTGCATGAGCGGCTGTGCGCCATGGTTGCCGTCGGCGTCCCCATCGCCACCGCGTGCCAGGCAGAGTCAATCAACCGCTCGACCTACTACGACTGGCGCAAGCGCGGTCAGGGCGGCGAGCAGCCGTTTGCGACGTTTTGGGCTGACATGCAGACGTCGCTCGCTCGAGCAGAGGCGAGCGTCGTGCAGCGCGTCACGTCGGCGTCGCTCGAGGATTGGCGCGCGGGCGCTTGGTATCTCGAGCGGCGGTTTCCTCAGCGCTACAGGCAGAAGCAGACTCTCACCGTCAGCAAGGGCCCCTCAGACATGAGCGACGCAGAGCTCGACGCTGCGATCGCTAAGTACGGATTCACGCGCGCGCCCGACGCGCTCACCGACTCGCAACCTTCACCGACCACCGACGCCGCACCCGGCTCGCAAGGACCATCACCGCATGCCTAGACCTATCATCGCAATCCCTACGTGGGCAACCACCGGCACCAAGCTCGAGCCGCCGAGCGGCAAGCGCGCGCTCGGCTGGATTGTCGACGAGCCGCCGCCCGCGGAGTGGTGGAACTACCTGCAGAACGCGACCGGCGAGTGGCTCACGTTTCTCAACGCAGTCATACTCGGCGAGGCAACCGCCGACCTCGCGCTGCGCTTCGCGCAATCGAGCGCCGCCGCCGACCTCGTGCCGCTCATCGCTGCGACTGTCGCGCCCAACGGCTCTTACCGCCTCGTCGCGCGCTTCCCGACCACGTCGCCTACCGTCTACGCGAGTCTCTACGTAGGCGGCAGCGCTACGCGCAAGTTCATGCTGGTTTATAACGCCAGCTGGAACGGCACGCAGTGGGCACAGAATAGCGCCGCCATCGCACAGGCCATCGCGATCAACACCACCAACGCGCTCGAGGTGCTCACGCATCCCGCGAGCCCGGCGAGCTGGAATGACTCGGCATGGGCGTCGGGCGCATTCGATACCATCAACGTCACGACGCTCAACGCGACATCGATCACAGCGACAGCCGGCAACTTCACCGCAACGTTGTTCGGCAAAAACACCACATGCGAGACCCTCACCGCCACCAACCACGTCACCGCCGACAACGTAAAGGCCGAGCTCTCGCTACACCTCACGGGCCCCATCGACATTGAATACGAGCTAGCGGCAGCGGCGATTCCGATGCGTTACCTGCAGCTCGACATCATGCGCCCGATCTATTGGAACGTGGCGCCGCCCGAGCCGCTCGGCTCGCTCGTCATAAACAGCAGTCAAGGCGCGGTCAGCAACACGCACGCGACTAACAGTGTATGGGTTGAGTACCCCGTCGCTGTGCCGCGCGGCACGCAGAAAGTCACTCTCGAGATCACGTGGCGCGCATTCGGGCCCACCGTCTACAACCTAGCGAAGCTCGTGTGGTGGCCCCGTGCCATGGGAGCCACCAACCCGCAGCCGCCACCCGACAACACCTACAGTCAGATCGGCGCTGACATCAACTTGCCAGGATTCACCGCCACCGACGTCTACGTGACAAGCGCGACTTACACCGGGCTTCTCGTGATCAACGGTGACAGCCGCTACAGCGTGCTCGTCAAGCTCGCCCCGGGCGGCGTGCTTTGGGGCATTCGCCTCGGATTCGCAGACCCCGGCGCACGCAACGGCTAAGCAGTGGCTGCTCGCATCGAGGACAACCGCTATCTCGAGCGGCTCATGGCGGAACGTGCCCGCCGCCATGAGCTGCAGCGGCGCGTGCGCGACCGCCCCGTAAAGCTGCACGACTTCGTGCGGGCTGCGTGGCCTTTGGTGGTGCCTAACGCCACCTTCGTGGACTCTTGGCACGTCGGGGCCATCTGCGAACACTTGACCGCTCAGAGCGAGGGGCAGCTGCCGCGGCTCTGCATCAACGTGCCACCCGGCAGCTCAAAAAGTTCGACAGTTTGTGTCATGTGGCCCGCATGGGAGTGGACACTGCGCCCAGGTATACAGTGGCAGTTTTCGGCCTACGCAGACACGCTCGCGGTGCGTGACTCGCTGCGTTGTCGGCTGCTCGTCGAGCAGATGTGGTACCGCGAGCTTTACGGCGACGTGTGGCAGCCCAACCGCCGCGCGTGGCTCGCCGATCGCTTCGAGAATGACAAGGGCGGCATACGGCAGAGTGTGAGCGTCGGCGGCTCGCCTACAGGCTTTCACTGCCACCGTCAGATCGTCGATGACCCCATCAAGCCCATCGACGCGCACAGCGCGCTCGCGCTCGCGAGGTGTCGCATGTGGTGGTGGGAAACGATGGCCTCGCGCGTGCTGCCGGGCGCGAGCAACACCCGCACCATCATCATGCAACGCTTACACGACCGCGACCTCGCGGGCGAGGCCGCCGAGCAAGACTACGCGGTGCTGTCTATCCCGATGGTCTACAGTCGCAAGGCGACGCGCGCAGCCACGCCCCTCGGGTGGCTCGACCCTCGCAAGTCCGACGGCGAGCTGCTGTGCCCGGCTCGATGGTCAGAGGCAGAGGTTGCGCGGCGCAAGCGCGAGTTCGGGCCCGAGGGCTGGAGCTCGCAAGACCAGCAAGACCCTGTACCCGAGGGCGGGGCCATCTATCACACCGAGTGGATGCAGCACCGTTACCACGTGTTGCCGCGGCTCGACGCGTCGCTCATCGTGCTCAGCTTTGACTGTGCGTTCAAAGCAGATGAAACGTCGTCATACGTCGCGGGCCAAGTGTGGGCCTATCTCGCGCCGCGCTTCTATCTGCTCGACGAGGTGCGCGATCACCTCGACTTTTTAGGCACCATCGCCGCCATCGAGACGCTCTACCGCAAGTGGCCCGCGTGCTCTGCTGTGCTCATCGAAGATAAAGCCAACGGGCCCGCAGTGATGGATGTGCTCAGAAACCGCATCCCGGGCATCATCCCCATCGAGCCCGAGGGCAGCAAGATTGCGCGGGCCTACAGCACGCAGCCCGTGTTCGCGTCGGGCTCGGTTCACCTGCCGCACCATACCGTCGCGCCATGGATCGAAGAGTGGGTTGTAGAACACACGCGCTTCCCGCGCGGGGCTGCCAACGACCGCGTCGACGCGCAGAGCCAGGCTTTACGCTGGCTCACCGCGGGCATCGCGTCGGGTTACCTGCAGGCGCTCGACGAGATATCCCTATGACCCGTAGACAGCTCGAGCGCTCGCCCGCTACGCGCCCCCATGACCGAGCGGCTCGACGGTTGGGAAAACGTGATCACGGGGCTCGGCACCCTGCGAGACAAGCTCACTCACCACGCCCCGCAATTGCGGCAGCCGCTGCGTGACTCGACGCTCGAGGCGCTGCACAGTGACGACGACATCGCCGCCCGCATCGTCGAGAAGCTGCCCGACGACGCGCTGCGCGAAAGCTTCTGCATCACCCTGCCGGCCGACGAGGACAACAGCGCGACGCTAGGCGCGGACCTCACGGCAGCGCTGCAGGCGCTCGGCGCCGACACGGCACTGCATCAGGCGTGGTGCTGGGCTCGGCTCTACGGGCTTGGCGCGGTGCTGCTCGGCGTCGATGACGGGCTCGACACCCGCGAGCCGCTCGACTTGGGCCGCGTCGTGCGCCTCTCGCACCTCACCGTGCTCCGTCGCACGCAGCTGCAGCCCGAGACGTATTACAACGAGCCCCTCGCCGCACGTTTCGGCGAGGTTGAGACCTATCGACTCATGCGGCTCGCCGTTCCGCGCGGCTCGGCTATCGCTGCGCGCAGCTACGACAAGCTCGACGCAGTCGTGCACGAGTCACGGCTGCTACAGTTTCGGGGCGTGCTGACGTCGCGTTGGGGCGCCGCGAGCGAGCAGTTTTTTGACGACTCCGTACTGCAGCGCGCGTTCGATGCGATGCAGGCGAGCTCTAGCGCGTGGATGAGCGTGGGGCACCTGCTCACCGACGCCTCGCAAGGTGTGTTCCGCGTCAAGAATCTGTTGCAGCTGCTAGCTGCGAACGGCGAGGAAAAGCTACGCAAGCGCGTGCAGATTATGGACCTCGTACGCAGCGTTTGCCGCGCGCTGCTCATCGACGCAGACGCCGAGTCATTCGAGCGGCTCGCTACGAGTTTCTCGAGCATGCCCGAGCTGCTCGACCGCTACATGCTGCGCGTATCTGCTGCCGCGGGCATGCCCGCAACTGTCCTATGGGGGCGCTCGCCCGCCGGATTGAACGCCACCGGCGAGAGCGACGTGCGCAACTGGTACGACCAAGTCGGATCAGAGCGCAGCAAGATTCTGACGCCTCGCATCGAGCAGCTCACACGCGTGTGTATGTCGGCAGCCGAGGGCCCGACTAAGGGCAAGGTGCTCGACGAGTTCGAGGTCGAATACCCGCCGCTATGGCAGCCCAGCGCGAAAGAGGCCGCCGAGACGTTCAACTTGCGCGCGCAGGCGCTCGTCGCGCTCGTCAACGCGCGCATCATCCGGGCAGAGGAAGCGGCACTTAACATCGCCCAGGCCGGCGAGCTCGACGAGATAGACACCGACGCACGCGAGGCCATGCTGGCGCTCGACATCGAGGCCGAGCTCGAGCGGCTGCGCCAAGGCGGCGGCGCCGAGCCGCAGGCGCTGCCACCCAACGCACCGCCCGCCGACCCCACCGAGCCCGACCCGAGCTAGCGCATGGCATCCCGCTCGAGCGCAGAACGAGCTCGCAACCGCGCGCGCCTCGCGCAGCGGCAGCGGCGCATGCTCGGCGCAGAGCGGCGCAACATGGCTGCAGCTCGCCCGCGCGCCGAGCCGTTCCCCGAGGCCGCTCTCGAGCGCTACACGCGCATGCTTGTCGAGCACGTTACAGCGATCTACGCATCCGCACGCGCGGCCATCCGCCCGCACCTCGCCGCATGGTCGCGCATCTACAGCAAGCCCAAGCGCACCGACACCGCGCTCGATAACGGCTACCACGGGCCCCGCATCGCCATCGTGGGCCCGCCTCGCGCGGGCAAGTCGACGCTCTCCGAGCAACTCGCAACGATGCTGCGCGCGCCCGTCGTGCACGCCGATCACTATGCCTATCTAGGATGGTCGCAGGCGAGCGACGCACTCGCCGACCGCATGCTCGCGGGCCCGGCCATCTTCGAGGGCGTGGCAGTCAGCCGGGCGCTGCGTAAGGTGCTCGCCCGTACGCCTCGCTCGGCTCGCCCACCCGTCGACGCTGTCATCGTGCTCGGCACGCCGCTCGAGCCGCTCGAGCACGGTCAACGCGTCATGGCACTCGGGCACGACCGGGTGCTCTCCGAGGTGCTGCCCGAGCTCGTGCGGCGCGGTGTGACCATCATCCGAGGCGAGCGCAACGCGCTTGCGTCGATGCGTCAGGCGCGCACTGACGCGGAAAAGCAGCCGCCTAACACGCCGTCGGGGATCATCGACGGTGCTGCCGTTACGCTGCCGCTCGACTTCAAGATCCCGGACATCCGCGGGGGCTCTCTCGAGGCCGCCGTCGGCGTCAGCGTCAACGTCGACGAGACGCTGCGCAGGCAAATCGAGTCAGTCACGGGCATTGATCCGCACCTGCCGCAGTCAGGCATCGCAGAGGGGCTCGAGGCATTCACGGAAGCCTCGATCCTGCGCGTGCGCAACCTCACCGACGAGACATACGCCGACATCAAGCGGCTCGTCATGAGCGAGCTCGAGGAGGGCGCGCGCCCCGACGAGATAGCGGCCAAGCTGCAGGCGCAGTTCGAGGTCGCTAAGAGACACGCGCAGCTCATCGCAAACGACGCGATCGGCAAGTACCACGGCGAGCAGACGCGGCTGCGTCAGACGCAACTCGGCATCACTGACTACACATGGGCGACGAGCAAGGATCGCAAGGTGCGCCCCTACCACCGCGCGCTCGAGGGCACGCGGCAAAAGTGGGCAGAGCCACCCGTCGTCAATCCGACCACGGGCAAGCGCGCACACCCGGGCTTCGATACTCACTTTTATGCGTGTCGATGCAGTGCGATCCCGATCATTGACGACGCCGTGATTGACGCCGAGCTGCCGCCCGAGCCCGCGCCGCCGCGCCCGCCCGCGTCGCCGCGAGCTCGCCCGCTGCAGCCGCCGCTCGCGCCGATGCCGCCGCAGCAGCTGCCGCTGCCGGGCTTGCCCGCTGGCCCGAGCTCGGGCCCCGTGACTGCGCCGCCGCGTCGACGCATCCGCATTCAGCCACGCGGCGCAGCACCCACGCAGCCGACGCTGCCGGGCTTGCCGACCGCGCCACCCGCGCCGCCACGAGCTGCACCGCCGCTGCCCACACCACCGCCAGCGCCGCCGCCGCCCACGCGACCGCCGCCGGGCATCACCGAGCCGCCCGCGCCGCTGCCGCTGCCCGTCGAGCCACCGCCCGCGCCGCTGCCGCGCCCAGCGCCGCAGCCGCTGCCCACGCTGCCCGTCGAGCCGCCCGCGCCGCTGCCGCGCACGCGCCCGCAGCCGGGCATCTTCGAGCCGCCCGAGCCGCTGCCGCGCGTCGCGCCGCCCGCGCCACCCGCAGCCCCGCCGGCAGCGCCTGCCGTTATCCCGCCCGCCATCGAGCTCACGCCCGAGCAGCGCGAGCAGCTCGTCACCGAGCTCGCCACCGCCATCGACCAACTGCTGCGCGGGCTCGATGACGGCTCAGCCGCGCGCGCGCTCGTCGCTGCGTGGTACGAGCGCGAGACGCTCACAAAGTCGGGGCTGTTCGGCGACCCGGGCCCCGTGCAGCTCGACACCATCGAGCTCAAGGCGCGGCTCAACCGCGCGGGCACGGTATACGGCGAGTTCGACCTGCGCACGCGTCACATACGACTCGTCAAGTCACGCACGCAGAGCGCGCTCGAGGGGCTGCGCGCCATCGCTGCCGGCGACGAGATACTGCCCAACTCTTTCGGCGGGCTCAAGACGATCTTTCACGAGGTCGCTCACGGCTACGGGCCGACCATGCGCTACGAGACCGCAGGCGCGACGCGGCTGTTCTACGACGAGATCACCACCGAGGTCACAGCGCGCGGGTTTGTCTCGACGCTCGCGGGGCTCGAGCAAGAGGCGCTACCCAAGCACCATCTGCTCGCTCTGCCCAAGCAGACGGGCGAGGGCTGGACGTTCAACCCTGTGCGCTCGTACGACCGCGAGATCGCAGCCATGTTGCAGGCCATCACCGACAACACGGCGCTCACCGCGGCAGAGGCTCGAGCGCAACTGCTCGAGGGCGCGCTCGATTGGAAGTCCCGCAACGACGTGCCCGCGAGCGCGCAGGCCATCGCCGACGAGTTTTGGCTCTCCATGCGCAAGCTCACAGACGAGCAGCGCGTTGCCATCAAGGCGCAGCTGCGCAACCCAAAGGCCGCCACCAAGGCCGTCCCGTTCATCCCGCACGACTGACGAGCCCGCCGCCGGGCGCCTCTCAGCCTGGCGCAAACGGCGCGCGACACCTCGACAACCGCGCACGCATACGACTCGCATACGATTCGCGCACACACGCAAGCTCATACACTACGCTGACAAACGACTACACTATGCATCGCATCGATTACACTACGATTGTAGTGTGTGCGTACCGTAGTCACATCGTACCCAAACCACGCCGGCGCGGGGCTCGGCCGGCCTCGCAGAGCCCCCGGCGCCACGCAGGGGCCCGGCGAGGGGGCGCGGGCGGCTGCGTGGTAGGCTGCGCCATGGCAACCCAATCCGCCGCCGAGCTGCTCGCCGTGCGCCTCTACCCATGGAGCGCCGCCGACATCCTCGAAATCGCCGCCGCCTACCTCGCCGACCCGGCGCATGGCGACTTCACCGACCTTGACCTGCACGAGCACACGCGCGCCGCCGAGCTCAGCGACGCCGAGCTCGAGCGGCTCGAGCAGGATGTGCAGCGCATCCGCTTCGAGCACTTCCGCCGGCTCGGGCAAGACCCGCCGCCGCAGCCCGTCGCCATCGAATAACCGGGCTTTTCCCGGGCAGCACCCGCCCGCGAGCCCCCGCGCGCTTGGCAGTCATGGAGTCAGACAGTCTCGACGTCATGCCAGCGTGACGTCTTGACACGCCCAAAACTCGCCCAGTACGGGCGCGTGTGCAGCCTGTCGAGCGCTACGATGCCGCGACCCTTGGCGAGGTCACCCGCACCCCGCAGGGGTTTCTCAGGGCGCCCGCCCGCGTCACGCGCACAGGCGTGCTGACCTATCGCCGCGCCGACGGCACGCTGCGTCGCGAGCTACGCAGACCCGAGCAGGTGTTTGCGGGCGGCTCGCTCGCCACGCTCGCCGACGCCCCGATCACGGACCTGCATCCGCGCGAGATGGTCAGCGCCACCAACGCCCGCGAGCTCGCACTCGGGCACGTCACCGGCGACGCTCGCGCAGACGGCAAGCGATACGTCGAGGCAACGCTGCTCATCACTGACGCGAAGCTCATCGCAGCTGTCGAGCGGCGCGACCGCGTCGAGGCGAGCTGCGGTTACACGTGCACGCTCATAGAGCAGCCGGGCACGTACCAGGGCGAGCGCTACGACGCCGAGCAGACCGGCATCGTCTACAACCACGTCGGACTCGGGCCGCGTGGTTGGGGACGCGCAGGCGCCGACGTCGCGCTGCGCCTCGACGGCAAGCCCGCCGAGCTCACCGACAACCCGCACGCCGCAACGCTTGCGCTCGACCCGCTCGAGCCGCCCGACACCGCACCACACAAAGGACACCGCATGGACCTAGTCACCGTCCGCATCGATGGCATCGACGCGCAAGTCACCCCGCAGGCCGAGCAGCTCGTGCGCAAGGTCACAGCACAGCTCGAGACTGCAACCGCTGCGAGCGCAGACCTGCAGAAACGGCTCGACGCCAAAAGCGCCGAGCTCGACGCGACCACCAAGCAGCTCGCAGCTGCGAGCGACACCAAGCGCCTCGATTCACTCGTCGCAGACCGCGTCGCACTGCTCGACGCTGCGCGCGCAGTGCTCGGCTCGGGCGTCGACCTTGCGGGCCTCTCGAGCCGTCAGATTCACGAGAAAGCGATCACGCACCTCGACTCGGCTGCGAGCATGACCGGCCAGTCTGACGAGTACGTCGCCGCCTACTTCACCGCGACCACCAAGCAGGCCAAGCCCGCGGGCGGCGGCGGCAAAGACCCGCACCGCCGCGCCGACGGCTTCCCTGCCGGCATGAGCGCTGCCGACGTGGCGCGCGCGCAGCTCAAGTCGCGCGAGCCCGCGGGCGCACCGCCAGTCCCCTACGAGCCGCCCGCGTGGCGGCAGCCGCTCACCGTCACACGCTCAGCCACCTAACCGGGCCACACACACCCACGCGAGCCGCCGCAACACTCAACTGAAAGTGAACACGACCGTATGCCAGGGCAGATTGTCTACAACTACGAGCACCCGATCGGAGTGCACGGGCAGCTCATCGAGAACTACCTGCACGCCGCAGTCACCGGGCTCGCTGTAGCTACCGCGATCCCCGTCGGCGTCGTGGTCGCCTACGACACCACCGCGGGCAAGCCACCCAAAGCAGTGCGCAGCGTCGCAGCCAGCCTCGACGTCACCACGCTCAACGGGGTCGCCGGAATCACGCAGTGGGACCCGACCTATCCCGAGCCGCCTTACAGAATCGGCGGGACCTTCCCGGTGTTGCGCAAAGGGCGCATCGCCATCATCGCTGAAACCGCGCTCGCGGCGCATACAAACCCGTTCGTGCGGTTCGGGGTCGTCGGCGCGGGCACTGTGCTCGGCGCGCTGCGTGCAGACGCAGACGCGGGCAACGCTGTCGTCGCTCCATACCTCACCGTAGTGCAGGGCGCAGCCATCGGCGGCGTCGCCATCGTCGAGATCAACCTCTGACACGAGCCGCTCGCACACACCGCGCGCACAGAAAGAAACACAAAACGCTATGCCCCCCGCATTACTCGCGCCCCTCGACCCCGACCGCCTAACCAACAGTCTCGAGCAAATGGGCTTGCGACTCGATGCCGGCGAGCTCGACCGCTTCTGCGCATCGCTATCGCTCACTCGCGCCGCCACCCATGGGCTCGAGCGGCTCGATGCGAATGACACCGCGTTCTTTCGCACGCAACTCGAGTACATCTCGCAGCGGCTGCGTGAGATCCGCTACCCCGCGCTTAAGTGGCGTCTGTTCGTACCCACGACATCAGAGGCCCCCGCGGGCGCTGACACATGGTCTTACTACGCGTGGGATTCTGCAGGCATTGCCGAGCTCATCGCGAACTACGCAGACGACGTGCGACGCGTCGCTGTGACGAGCACGAAGGTTACGTATGACATCCTGTCGTATGCGCTCGCGTATGACTGGTCTGTGCTCGACGTCAAGCGCGCATCGCTCGCGGGCATCGACTACCGCAACCGCAAAGCAGACGCCGTGCGGCGTGGTTTCGAGCAGCGTTTCGAGAAACTGGCTGCGCTCGGCGAGCCCGGCAGCACGATCCGCGGGCTGCTGAATAATGCGAACGTGCCCGTGATTGCCGCGGCCAACGTCGGCGGCACGACTGCTTGGGGCTCGGGAACGAAGACGCCGCAAGACGTTTTGAACGACCTGCTCGCGGGCGAGACTGCGATCCTAGTCGCCACAAAGGGCGTCGAGTCACCTGACACGCTGCTCTTACCGTTGGCGAAGCTGCGGTACGTTCAAAACACCTCGCTCTACACCGGCGCTGGCGCTGACCCGAGCGACACGATTTTGAGCGTGTATCTCGAGCGCACGCAGTACGTGCGCAACGTGGACTGGTGGCAGTATCTCGACCTCGCAGACTCTGCCGGCACGGGCCCCCGCGCTGTATGGTATCGGCGCGACGAGGAGCACGTTCATTTCGAGCTCACCGAAGCGCCCAACGAGCAGGCTCCGCAGGCGCAAAACTTCGCGCTAGTCGTAAACAGCATGGCCCGCGCGGGCGGCGTCGCGTGGGAGCTGCCGCTCTCGGGCGTCTACATGGACGGCATCTAGCAGCGCTCGACGCTCGCACACACCGCTCGCATAGCTACTGCCAGCGCGCCGCTCACGGCGGCGCAGCGGCACCGTTGCGCCTCGCTCATAGCTACTCGCCCCGTCGGTAAACCATGCACATCGCTAACAGTGGCCCGCAGATAATCAGCTTCCTGCTCACCGCGGCGGGTGGCATTCAGCAGTTTCGCAAGCTCGGGCAAGTGCCTAACAACGGTCTGCTCTATCAGTTCATGGGCACGGACGGCGAGGCCGTCTATGCGGCGCTCGCGGGCCCGCTGCAGCCATTTGTCGCAGCCGGCTACCTCGTCACGAGCAGGGAAGCGCAAACGGTCCCGTACGCCATCGACCCGCTCACCAACCGCGTGCTCACGGTCCCCGAGCTCGGGCCCGGCGAGCACGAAGACCCCTATGCACCCGAGCCGGATCCCGAGCCAGAGCCCGAACCCGAGCCCGAACCCGAGCCCGAACCCGAGCCCGAGCCAGAACCCGAGCCAGAACCCGAGCCAGAACCCGAGCCCGAACCAGAACCCGAGGCCGCGCCCGAGCTCGAGCGGCACCGCACACGACGCCACAAGCGCGAGCCCCTGCAATGAACATCACCAACCGATCAACGCGTCTGCTGTCCATCGCTGCGCCGGGCCACGGGCTCGGCGTGCTGCTGCTCGTGCCGCTCGACCGCGTCGACGTGCCGCCCGAGCTCGAGCAGGCCGTGCGCGCTGCGCTCGAGGGCCCGCTGCGCACGTTCGTCGCGCAGGGCGGGCTCGACATCGAGGAGGCGACGCCCGCAGCTGCACCGGCGCTCGTCGGCGAGGCCGTCGGCATCGCGGGGCCCGTCGCACTCAGCGATTGCGTTCACCCGCCGCCGACCGCTGCCGAGCTCGAGCCGACACCCGAGCCCGAGCCCGAGACGACACCCGCTGCGAGCAGAGGCAAGCGCCGCTAACCCATGGTCACCACCGAGCACATTTTTGCCGCCTTCCCGGAGTTTCGTCGCGCCGACCCTCTGCTCGTCGCGCACAAGCTCTACGAGGCAGAGCTGCAGATTGCGCCCGACTACGGCTCGAGCGCTTGCGCGGGCGATGGCGCCATGAGCGAGAACGCGCTGCGCCTCTACGCGCTGCTCGAGCCGCGCGACCCTACGTTTCCGCCGCCCGACCCGCTCGCGCCCCTCGTGCGCCCGCAGCCGGTCACGCAACAGGCTATCCGCGACATGGTCGTCAGCAACCTCACGGCGGCACTTCTCGTGCTCACGCCCGCGGGCGAGTTCGCGCGGCTCGACCCGCGCCGCGAGCCCGACGGCGCGCGCTCAATCTACGAGCGACGCGTCAACGAGCTCCACGCATCGTTTCTGCCGCGGGTGCTCGCGCTGTGATCACCATCGACGACATAGACAAGGGTTGGGCAGCCACCGAGAAAGCGGCGAAAGCTGCCGACACCAACCCCGCAAACGCGCCCTACGTGCTCATAGGCGTGCAGGGCAAGTCGGGGCAGCGCAAGCACCCCGACCCCGACGGCACCGGCGACGACCTCACCAACGTGCAGCTCGCCACGATCCACGAGTTTGGCCTCAACGTGCCGCAGCGCTCGTTCATCCGCGGGGCCATCGACGAGTACGCGCCCGCGATAGGCGAGCGCGCAGGGCGCTACCTGCAACGCTGGGAAAAGAGCAAGGGCGACCCGAAGGAGCTCGACCGCGGGCTGCGCCTGCTCGGCGAGTTCATCGTTGGGCTTATCAAGCAGCGCATCGACGCGCACATACCACCGCCTAACCATCCCATCACGATCGCCATCAAAAAGTCGGCAACGCCGCTCATCCGCTACGGGCACCTCAAGCGCAGCATCACTTACGAGGTGCACGCGGGCGGCGGCGGCGTCTCTAAGCCGAGCTCGAGCGGCGGGTTTCCGCCCGCGTCAGCGGGGGCCTAATGGACTGGCAACTCTACGCAGACAGCGTGCGTTGCTGGGTTGCCGAGCGCTCGCGCATCCCTGTCGATGACGTCGTGTGGGAGGGCGAGCCCGTCGGCATGCTCGGCACGCCTAACGCCTCGCTGCGCCTGCTCGGCAACTCGGGCCCGTATTCGCAGCTGCTCACGAGCGACGAGACCCGCTATCTCGCGGCCACTGACCCCGCCAACCCGACCGGACTGCCGATCGTGCAGATCATCGGCAACCGCGCCTTCACGCTGTCTATCGTCGTCACCACGCGCGACTACACGCCGTGGGGGCGCGCGTTTAGATATCTCGAGCGCGTGCGTGACTCGCTCTCGCTGCCGAGCACGCTCTCGCTCTTTTCGTCGCTCGGCGTCTCGCTCGACTCGCCCGCCGAGCTCGTCGACCTGCAGCGCGTGTTCGACATGCGCCAAGAGTCTCAGGCGTCGCTCGACCTCTACATGCAGTATGCGTTCGACACGCTCTGCGAGTGTCAGGCCGACGGCAGCGACGTCGAGACCATCGACACCATCGAGCATGTGATTGTGAGCGGCTCTGTCTGCTCGCACACGCAGGGCCGCCCCGATTCACCTTTTCCCGTCGGGCCCGACACCATCGACAAGCCCCCCGTGCCGACTCCGCTGCTGTCTGCTCGCACTCGCAAAGGACTAACAAGCCATGGGCATTGAATCTGAAGTCATCACACACTCTTTCGTCGTGCAGGATGCCACTGTCACGCAGCAAGGGTTTGGCATCGGGCTCATTGCTGCGGTGCACAACTATTGGCCCGAGCTCGTGCGCACCTTCAACGATGCGAGCGAGCTCACTAAGGCACCCTACAACGTGCCCGTCACCGCGCCTGTCTACTTGCGGGCCCGCGCTCTCAAGTCGCAGACGCCATCGCCGCCGAGCTTCAAGATCGGCCGACTGACGGGCACCTTCGTGCAGACCGTGCAGCTCACCGTCGCAGCCCCGAGCTCGGCTAACGAGCAGTATCGCATCACCGTCGACGGCATCGCTGTGCTCGTCACAAGCGCGCCGCCGGCAACCGCAGACACCGTCGCCGCGCTGCTCGTCGTCGCGCTCAACGCAGTCACCGACATCACCGCCACCGCTGCCGGCGCTGTCATCTCCGTCGTAAGCGACACCACGAGCGCCGTGCACGCCTACACGGCTATCAGCGGCAACATGCAACTCGCGGACATGACACCGGCGCCGAGCGTGTTGCCGTCGGCTGACCTGACAGCAATCCGCTCGTTCGATGGCGACTGGTATGGCCTCGACCTCGTGACACCCGGCGCACCGGCGCAGCTCGACGCTGCAGCGTGGGCAGAGTCCGAGGTCGTCTTATTCCTGCCGCAGACCGCAGACGCGGGCGTCGCCGCGCCAGGCAGCACCACAGACGTCGCTTCCGTAGCCATGGGGCTCGGGTATCACCGATCCTCGTGGTGGTACCACCAACCCGCAGGCGAGCCGCTCGTCGCGGGGCTGCTCGGCGTCATGCTGCCCAAGCTGCCGGGCCCGGCGACTTGGGCAAACAAGGAAATCGCAGGCGTAACCAAAGTCGCCTACGACGCGACCACGCGCGGCACGGTCAAGGCCAAGTCTGCGAACTACTACACCAACATGAAGGGCAACGGCTGGACGCTCTACGGGTGGGCCGCGAGCGGGCGCTTTCTCGACATCACCGTTGCAATCGACTGGTTTACGATCGGCGTGCAAACGCGCGTCATTCTGCTGCTCGGCAGCAACGACGTCGTGCCCTACACCACCGCGGGCATCGAGCTTGTGCGCACGCAGATACTCGCGCAGATCCAAGAGGGCATCGCGCAGGGGCTCATCGACGGCGAGCAGGACTATGCTGTCACCGCGCCAGTGTTAGGCGCCATCGATCCAAACTTGAAGCGCCAGCGCATCCTGCCCGACATGCGTTACAGCTATTGCCTGTCGGGCGCCATTCACCACGTGCGCATCGAGGGCACGGTTCAAGTCTAACTGTCAGACAAGGGAGGTGCGCCGTGGGTTTCAAAGCGTGGAACATCAACGAAATGACCGTGAGTCTCAACGCGATTCTGCTGTCGAATGGCGGCTATGCAGAGGACGAGGTTGTGACCATCGAGTGGGATGACGACTGGTTTAGCGCGTACGTCGGCGCAGACGGCGAGGTCACGCGCGTCAGAACTAACAACTTTTCTGCCATCGCGACGCTGAAGTACGCGCAGACCGCGGGCGCTAACGACCTGCTCAGCGGCATTCTGCACGCCGACCTCAAGACGCCCAACGGCGGCGCTGCAGGCGCGTTCTCGGTGCGTGACACTGGCGGAAAAACCATCGTCGGCAGCTCGCGTGCGTGGATTATCGGGCCGCCCGAAATCAAGCTAGGCAAGACAGTCAACGTCAACGAGTGGCGCATCAAACTCGCCGACGCGCGCACTGCGTTCATCGGGGGTCGCTAGGTGCGCACACCGCAAGAGAGACTTATTTGCGGCACGGTCTATCGCGTCACGCCGCTCGGCGCGAAAGCAGGCCGCGTTATGGCTGTCCGTTTGCTCAAGCTGCTCGGGCCCATGACGGCCAGCTTCGTCGATGGCGTCGTGCGCGACCCGTCCGACGGCACTGGCGCGCTCGCCATCGGGGCAAGTGACGCCATCCGCGAGCTCACGCAGCGCATTGCCGCTGCCGACGTCGAGACCATCAGCGACGAGCTCGCAAAGACAACCGTGCTCGTGCTCGAGGATGACCGCGAGCCGCTCTTGAGCTCGCTGTTCGATGACCATTTCTCGGCGCGGTACGACGCATACACGCAGTGGCTCGGCTTCGCGCTGACCGTAAATTTCGCCTCTTTTTTCGGCGCATCCGCCGCGGACCCAGGCGCCGCAGCGGGCCTCTGGCAGCGCCTGTCACAGCTAGTCGAATCTCTGTCGAGGTCCCCGACGGCGTCGACTGGCACATCCACCGCGTCGCCACCTCTGGAAAGTACGCCGACAGCCTAGTTGAGATCTGCATGCACTGGTCGCTCGACGAGCTCTACGAGGCACACGACGTGCTCGATATGTATGACGAGCTCGAGGGCGCGCGCGCGCAGGCCGAGTACGAAGCCACCGCACACGCTCGCAGGGGGCTCAAGTGACGACAACCGTGCTGCGCGACCTCGTCGCGCGTCTAGGCTTTGTGAGCGACGCCAAGGGCTTCGACGAGGCCGATCGCAGGATTGAGAAAATAAAGCGCGAGCTGCTCGGGCTCAACGCTGCCACGGTCAAGGGCGAGCGCGCAGTTACGCGCGGGGGGCGCAACGCTGCTACCAGCGTCGAGCGGGCATCGCGCCGCGCGCAAGCATCGGCTAGCAGCAGCGGCGGCGGCGGGCTGCTCGGCACGCTCGGGCAGTTCTTCGCCGCCGGCACGATCGCTGCGTTCATCAAGGGCAGCGTCGAGCTCGCGAGCTCCGTCACTGAAGTCGACAACGTGCTCGAGGCCGTGTTTGGTGCGCAGGGGCTCGAGCAGATCCGCGAGTGGAGTGCGGCTGTTGCCTCGGAAACGGGGCGCTCGCGCTTCACGCTGCAGAAGTACGCAGCAGACGTCGGCACGCTACTAAGCACGACCATCACAGACCCCGCCAAGCTCCGCGAGATGAGCACAACGTTTGCGCGGCTCGCTGTCGACCTCGCGTCATTCAAGGAAACCTCGCCCGAGGAAGCGATACAGGCCATCTCGTCGGGCATCGTATCGCAGAGCGAGCCGCTGCGCCGCTATGCTGTCGACATCCACGACGCCGCGCTGCAAGAGTTCGCGCTGACCAAGGGAATCCACAAGAAAGTGGAGCAGATGAAGCTCGCGGAGAAAACCGAGCTCATCTACGCCAAGGTGCTGCGCGACACGGCGCTCATGCAGGGCGACGCGACCAAGACCGCCAAGACATTCGCGAACCGCATGCGGGCGCTGAACGAGACGGTCAAAGACTTGCGGATCAGCATCGGGCGCGGGCTCATGCCCGAGGGGAACAAGCTGCTCGCGTGGCTGATACGCACGTCTGAATGGTTCGTGACGCTCAACGAGAAAACCGACGGGCTGAAAACCGCGCTCATCGCGCTCGGCGCTGCGTTTGCCATCATGTGGGGGCGCGCCATGCTCGGCGCGCTGCCGATGCTCGCGCTCATCGCTGCGCTCTACATCGCTTTCGATGACATCTACACGCTCGCCCACGGCGGCGACACGCTGATAGGTGACTTCCTAAAAGAGCTCTACGGCGCAGACGAGGGGCAGCGGAAAGTCGAGGAGCTCCGCGAGTCCATTCACAAGATCGGCGAGGCCGTCGCGTGGGTAGGCGAGCAGATCCACAAGCTGCCAAGCTTGCCAGACTGGTTTAGGTGGGCCGCCATCATGCTCAAGGGCGACGAGCTCAGCAAGCCCGACGCCGACAAGCAGAAGGCCATCGACGAGCTCAATAGGTCGCGCACCGCTGCTATCCAGCGCAACGCCTACAACGCCAAGCTACGCGCAGAGGGCCGCACCGACGTTCCCGATGACATGGAGGTGCCCGAATACACGCCGACCCTCGCCGAGCAGAAAGTGCTCGACGCCGCCGAGAACACGCGGCGCTTTCGCGATGCACAGGCAGAGCGCGCGCTCGCGAAACTCGCAGCCGACGAGGGGCTCATCGTCGGCGGCGCCTACGCTGGCAACTTCAACCCGCAAGTCGCGGGCCCGTCGGCAGCCGTGAGCGGCGCGTCAAGCGTCACCATCAACGAGGCACCCATCACAGTCAACATCGGCACAGACACCAACGGCGAAGTCGCAGGCCGCAACGTGCGCCAGGCCGCCGTTGAAGCTCGCAACACGCGGCGCACCGTCTCGCGCAACGCCCCGGCGCCAAAACCCTAGACCATGCCCACGCATCTCACCATCAACGGCATCTGGATCGATGTGTCGCTGCGCGAGACTCACGGCATAAGCGCCGAGCTCACGCAGCACGCAGTCGAAGACGGCGCCGACATCACCGACCACGTGCGGGCCATGCCCACGCGGCTCACGCTCGAGGGCATCGTCAGCAACCAACCCATCGAGCAGCCCGGCAGTCACACCACCGCGCTTGCCAGCGAGCTCGGGTTCATGGTCTTGACCAATGAATACTTCGACTGGGGCACTAAAAAGCTCGAGCTCGTGGGCCCCCAAAACTCCGCGCCGCCGTACATCGGCAACATCCCCATCATCGGCAACGTCGCGTCTCTGCTCGACGCCTACAGACCCGATTGGAAGCCGAACAAAAAAGTCTTCATGATCGTCCCCGACCGCGCCCCCGTGCCGTTCGGGCAAGCGCGCAGCGTGTCGCTCACGTTCGACAGACCATTCAACCGTGTTGCGCAAGTCGAGACCGCGCTGCGAAACACGGTCAACGCTCGAGCGCCCGTCACCATCGTTACCGCTCTGCGCAAGTACGACAACGTCGTGCTCAGCGACTTGTCAATCGAGCGCAACGCCAACACCGGCGCGGGGCTGCACTTCGGCTGCACGGGGCAAGTCATTCGCACCGTCGCAAGCGAGCTCGCCACCGACCCCGACCCCGCGCAGACGCGCGCCGTGCAGCCCAAGGACAAGGGCAGCCAGAACACGCAGAACAAGAAACCGTCACCCGAGGTGCAGCGCAAGTCGCAGAGTGTTGGAAAAGCACTATTCAACCCCAACCCGCCCGAGCCCTAGCCGATGGCATCGCAGCTCATACCCACGACCCCGCAGCCCGACACCACGATCCGCGTCGTGCTCGGCGTCAACGTCTACTCACTGCGCCTAATCTGGTCGCAGCGTGGCGAGGTCTGGCGCCTATGGATTGCCGACTCTGCAGGCGTGCCGCTGCTCGACGGATTGCGCATGGTCACCATGTACCCGCTACTCGTGCGGTTCCATTACAAGCCCGAGCTGCCGCCGGGCGAGCTCTGGTTTGTCGACGAGAAAAACCAGGCAGCCAAGCCCACGCTGCAAGATATGGGCACGCGCTTTACTCTCTACTACGCGCCCAACGGCTATCTCGACTAACCCATGAGCGACCCCGCCTCATTCATCGTCGAGCCAGGCATCGCGCTATTCGACCGCCGCTACAAGCTGCAGGTTGCAGACACGGTGATCACGGGGCTCAACGTGCGATTCACTGTGCGCCGCTCGCTCGTCGGCAAGCGCCCCGGCACGTGTGACATTGATATCATCAACCTCGCAGAGCCCACGCGTAAGCGCCTGCACGGGACTAAACAGATCTACTGCTCGCTCGAGGCCGGCTACGTCGGCGGCATGTCCGTGCTCTTTCGAGGCGAGCTGCTCGAGGCATGGAGCAAGCGCGAGGGCACCGACTGGGTAACCACCGTGAGCTCGAGCGACGGAGGCACCAAGGTCACGCGCTCGCGCGTCAGCGCCACGTATGGGCCCAAGGTGCCCGTGCGCGACGTGTTGATTGGCATCGCCAAGTCTCTCGGGCTCGGGCCCGGCAACCTCCTGCAAGCGGCATTCTCCGCGGAGATATGGGACAAGCTCTCAAACAAATTCTCGCAGGGGTTCGCGGCGTCGGGCGATGCTGCCGGCGAGCTCGACCGCGTCATGCGCACCGCCGGGCTCGAGTGGTCCATTCAAGAGGGGCAGCTGCAAGTGCTCGCGCTGCGCCAGGCGCTGTCAGACGCCCCCATTCTGCTCACGCCCCGCACCGGACTGCTCGATAGCATCGAGCTCGGGCGCGACCAAGTGCTGCGCTTGACGACGTTGCTCCTGCCCGGCCTCTACCCCGGGCGAAAGATTCAAATCAAGTCGCGCTACGTGCAGGGGTTCTACCGCATCGAGACGACCACCCATCAGGGCGAGTTTGACGGCGGACACTGGACCGTCGGCATAGAAGCTCGCGCCGTCACGTGAGGCCGTTATGACGCTAGGCACGCCCGAGCTCTCCGAGCTGCTGCAGACCGCCGCCGAGCAGGCCGCGTTCGAGCTGCACACTTCCATCCCCGGGCAGATCGCCGCGCTCTACACCGACGCCTCGACGCGCAGGCAGTACGCCGACGTGCTGCCGATGCTCAAGCGCGCGCTTCCCGTAGACCCCGAGGACGACGCGCTCGCGCACGTCGACCGGCCCCCGTTCGTATACGAGCAGTTGCCGATCCTGCCCATGGTCCCCATCGCATACCCGCAGGGCGGGGGCTTCTTCGCGGCGTGGCCTCTCGTGCCAGGCGACCACGTGCTCGTGGTATTCGCAGAGCGCAGCCTCGATCGCTGGGTGACGACCGCGCGCCGCAACTCGCAGAAACCGCTCGGCACTGGCGACGTCGGCACGCACACGCTCGCGGGCGCAATCGCGCTGCCGCTCGGGCCCGCGCCGCTGCCCGACCTCCTGCAGAGCGTACACGCCGACGCCATGACGCTCGGGCACGACGCAGGCGCGCAGATCGCAATCAAGCAGAACACGGTCAACTTGGGCAGCCACACGCCAGGCGACGCAGTTGCGCTCGCGTCCAAAACCAACACGGCGCTCACGAGCGGCGAGACTGACACCGGCAAAGTGAGAACCGCGACCGCAACGGCCATCTCGTCAATCGAGACCATTCTAGCCGGCCTCACCGGCGCTCTGCCGCCCGCGAGCACTGCCGTCCGCGTCGCGTTCGACCTTGCCACCGCGGGCGTCCCGCACGCCCACACAAGCGTCGCGTCGACCGTTGTGCTGTCCGACTAGCTGACCCGGGCCCGAGGCCCTTGCCAAGGCTCTCGCTCGCCCACTACCGCCGGCTCGTGGCTGACCTTCTGCTCGATGCGACCGGCGATATCATCATCGACTCGACGGGCGACCTGCCGCTCGTCACGGGCCCCGACGCCATCGCACAGGATGCCAACTTGCGCGTCGCGCTGTTCGTTGGCGAGTGGCCTCTAGATAGGCGCGTCGGCATCGACTACCGCAACCTCATATTCGGGCGCAAACCGCCCGACGCGGTCATCAGGTCAATCTATGACGAGGTCCTGCGCACGACTGCAGGCGTGACTGCCGTCAACCAACTGACGATCAACTTCAACCGCCGCACGCGCGCGCTCGAGGTCCGCGCCGCCGTCCAAACGAAAGAGGGCACAGCGCTCGTATTCCGCGACGTGCTGTTAGGTCAGGGCACCACCACTGCAGCGCCCACGCAGCCCGCCAACGGCTCGACGCCGCTGGTAAGCCCGACGCCGACCGGGCTGCCGCTCGGCGTCTTCTCGCCGCGCCAGTGGCCCGGCGACGAGGTGCCCACATGACCGCAGGACTCGGCTTGCTCGGGTTCACGTCCAAGACCGTGCAAGAGATTATTGGCGACCTGCAGGCATACCAGGCCGCCAACATCGCGAGCGGGCTCAATACGTCGAGCACGGGTGTGCTCAGCAACATCAACATGTCCGTCGCGCTGCAGCTCGGGCAGTTGTGGGAGCTCGCCGCCGAGATCTACGACGCGCACGACCCCGCGACCGCAGAGGGTGTCGCCGCCGACCACATCGGGTCACTCACGGGCGTCACGCGCCTACCCGCGACGTCGAGCACGGTCACGCTCGCCGTACTCATCCACGAAAACGTCACCGTGCCCACGGGCTCCGTCGTCAGCGACCCGACGCGACCCACTGTGCGATTCGTCACGCTCGCCGACGTCACGAGCCCAAGCGTGGTCGGTATCTATGGGCTGTATGTCGCGGCCAAAGCCGAGACACCCGGCCCGACGATCGCTGCGAGTAACGCGCTCACGAAGATAGAGTCACCCGTCTCAGGCTGGACCCAAGTCACAAACCCCGGCCCCGCAATTGCGGGCAGCAACGTCGAGACCGACGAGGACTACCGCGCGCGCCGCGCAGAGGTGCTCGCGGAAGAGGGCGGATCAACGCTCGCAGGCATCGTCGCCGACGTGCGCCTGCTGCCGGGTGTGCTCACTGCTGCAGGCCGCGAGAACGTCACAGAGGTCACCGACCCGACGGGCATGCCCCCGCATACGTTCGAGGTCATCGTGCGCGGCGGGGATGACTCCGCCATCGCCAACAGCATCTGGAAAAATAAGCCCGCAGGCGTCGACTCTTACGGCACGACATCTATCAACGTGCTCGACGAGGGCGGCAACGTGCAGCTCGTGCGCTTCTCGCGCCCGAGTCTCAAGACCATCAACGTCAACGTTAGCGCGACAACCGACGGGCACTATGTCGCGGGCAGTCTGCGCGTCGCGCTCGAGCTCGCCAGCGTCGACCCCGACAGTGACATGGTCTTCAAGGTCGGCGAGCCCGTCTACCTCGTGCGCTTGCTGTCACAGGCGAGCGAGGTGCCAGGCGTCGTCAACGTCACGCTCGACGTCGACCTTGCACCCACAGTGCCCGTAGATGCAGTACCCACAACGCCAGCGAAAACGCTAGTGATTGGCGTACGTGAGATCGCGTCATTCTCGGGCTCGACATGGGTGGGGGCACCGTAACACGTGGC